CATGGCAGGCAAGTTCTAATGGGTAGAGTACGAGACTGGCTCAATGGCCCTGTGGAGACAGAAGAACAAGGGTCGGTTTTGACCCTGGACAACATAGGTGAACACTATCAGGTTGTAGATCGTGTCTATAATGACATGTATGGCGAGGCTGTTATCGTTACCGACAAGGGTGCCAAGTTAGCGGAGCGTCCGGTGCTTCAGAAGGAGCTGGGATCTGCTGGTACACGATGGCGCCGGTTGCTTGGTGCGGAAGAGTACAACATTGCTCTGGCAGGGCATAAGGGCATCGAGAAGTTTGACGAGATGCGTCGTCAGGATGCGGCCGTTAGGGCATCGCTTCGCTTGGCCAAGACACCTGTACTAACAGCCCGTTGGTCGATTGAGCCTGCAGAGCGTGAGAATCCAGAGGCAGATGAACATGCTGAGTTCATTAGGTATGCCTTGTTTGATGCTATGACCATCGACTGGGATCAGATCTTGATGGAAGCTCTGCTGATGTTGGACTTTGGCTACTACATGTTTGAGAAGGTGTTCACTGTCAAGACTTGGGAGGGAAAGCAGCGAGTCTGTTGGCAGAAGTGGGCGCCAAGACACCCTATCGATGTGACTCCTAATGGTTGGGTGTACGATAAGCATGGTGGCCCCGATGGTGTATGGATGACAAACTTCGATGGTGATGGGGAGACATTCCTACCCATTGAAAAACTGGTTGTCTTCACATACGATCGAGAAGCTAATAATATGGAGGGCATTTCACTCCTTCGAAGTGCCTATAAGCATTGGTACTACAAGAACGGGCTCTACAAGATCGATGCGATCCAGAAGGAAAGGCATGGTATTGGAATTCCGGTCATCAAGCTCCCACCGGGGTTCACACCTGCGGATAGAGACCTTGCTAACGAGCTGGGCCGAAATCTACGTACCAATGAGCAGGCACATGTTGTTCTTCCTCCTTATTGGGAGCTTATCTTCGCCAAGATCGAAGGTCAGCCAACAGATCCGATGGAGTCCATTGGACATCACGACCGCGAGATTTACAAGAACACACTCGGACAGTTCCTCGACACAGGAGCGGCAGCGTCGAAGGAGCAGGAGATCGATCTGTTCATGAAGGCAATGCGCTTCACAGCGCAGATTGTTCTTTCCATGATCAACAAGCATGCCATTCCACAGCTGATCAATTTCAACTATCCAGGCGTAACTAGGTATCCCACACTGAGAGCGCGTAGGATTGGTGAGGCAAACGAGCTCAGAACACTTTCGTTTGCCTTCCGCAACTTTGTTGGTGCGGAGGCGATCATTCCCGACGACAAGTTGGAGGAGTGGATCAGAGACGAGATGGACATGCCTCAGCCTGATAAGGCGACAGCACGAGAGGATGAACCTGAGGAGATGCCCTCTACTGGAGGAACACCAAGATCTCCAAAGGTGGGACCTCCGCGACAAGGTCCTCCGAGTGCTAAGCAAGGACAGAGACAAGGTCAAGTGGAAAGTAACTAAGGAGGTTACGTGCAAACTCTAGAACGGGAAGAAATGGTTGTCAAGGGCAGAGTCATTGCCATTGTCACCAATGTCGAGACAGGTCTTGTGACCATTCATGAAGGTCGCAACATCATCACCGATGCTGGCGATGTCTACTATGCGGAGCTAGGTGCGGAAGAGACTCCGACTGATGCTTTCGATACGATGTGGCTTGGTGACGTCGCCTCGTCCGCACCTGGTAAAGGTAACGACTCAGACGATCTCAACCTCATCGCATCGACGGCGAAGCTGGTCAAGGCTACCTATCCGAAGACCAATGATACAGGTGATGCTGACAACACTGGTGACGGTGTCGATGTTATCACGTGGACCTTTGAGTGGGCTGCAGGTGACTTCAATGATACGGCCATCACTGACTTCATGATTGGTGTTGGCGCGCACGGAGCAGCTGAGCCTGCTCTGACTCATGGTGAATTCACCGGAGGCTCCTTTCCGAAGACGTCTTCCGATACACTCAAGGTCATTCTGAACCACAGCTTCACCGGGGCGTAAGGGCGATGGCTAGTATTACCGAACCCTTGTTCACAGGGGAACAGGTACTACACTTTGTAAGGAGAGAAGACGTGAGAATTGCACCAAGTGATATGCAGTGCGTCGCAGCGGGTCCGAAAGGGGCCCGCTGCGCGAAGGACAAGTGCTACGACGAAGAGTCTGATACCTGGAGCTCACTTTGTGAGAAGCACACCGAGCAGAACGACAAGGCTCGTGTGAACGAGGCGAAGAAGGTCAAACTGTTTCAGGTGTAAGCGTAAGAAACCAAAACGGAGAAGGAGTCCGATGGCTCGTCCTGATCGGTGGATGATCGACGTTACCGGCCTGGTCCCCCCGACGAGGCAGTTCAACAGGAATAAGCAGCCGCTTATTGAACGTCTCATAACGATGTGGTCGCATTATGCAGTGTTCAACCCTGGGTGGAAGTTCCATCCCGATTCCCGGTGCGGTGAATACACCCAGATGGTTGAGGATCTGCTGCTCGCCAAGAACAACGCGCAGGCGGGTGCGGTGTGGAACGCTGCGCTGGCGTGGGGCGAGAAGTGGGGCGTGGAGGTGAGAACCTAAATGGCCCTCGAACGAGGCTCGGGTGACGGCCATCTCGAAGCAGGTTCCCTCGGGTTGACATCGGGTGGGGCGTTCACGTTCATGGGATGGTTCAAGTACGGGTCCAACTCGTCGTGGACAACCCCGATATCGTTGGACGACGCCACCACGTCGAACTACCGCTACATCGGCGACAGCAACGGCGGGGCCTTTCCACCCGGGACGGGTGTCGGTGTCTGGTCCGACGACGACGGCGCCAACCCTGGTATCAACGAGAGGCTCGACCTTGATGGCGCTGGGTGGTATTTCCTCGCCGTCGTTATCGACGTGAACGGCGACGGGTCGTTCTTCTACAAAGCCGACGAGGACGGGTCTCTGACGGTCGGCGGCACCGAATCCGGGTGGTCGGATACTTCCGGCATCGACCATATCTACATCGGGGAGTCGCCGTGGGGTGGTGAGGACTGGTACGGGTCCGTTATCGCCGTCAAGGCCTACAACAAGGCGCTGGACCAAACCGGCCTCGAAGCCGAGATGGACGAACAGGCCGCCCAGGACACGGATGAGCTGATCGGTGAATGGTATCTCAACGACCACACCGACCTCACCGACTCGTCGGGGAACGGCAACGACCTCACCGGCGGGTCTGGCACGTCTGAGGACACCGACAACCCGGTTGATCTCAACCTGGCTGGTGCTGGACTTACAATCGTGAAGATTCAGGGTGAATCGCTGGGACTTACTGATGCAAACCTCCATCCTCGAGGCTTGGTAAGGGTGGTAACAGACTAATGCCAATGGGGATCACAGAGGAGCAGATCAAGCTTAGGGACCTTGTTCGTATTGAACCTGAAGCAGTGGGACTCGCTGAACTTGAACTGGTTATCAGAGACCTTGTTAGGCTGCAAGGTGAACCTCTAGGTCTGACAGAACTTGATCTGCATTTCCGTGATCGAGTCAAAGTCGAGGCTGCGTCTCTAGGTCTCACAGAGGCAGACCTTCATTTCATTGCTACGGCAATTCTCAAGATAGAGTCCGAGGCAGTAGGGCTGACCGAGGACGACCTGTCTATACGCAGTCTAATAAGAGTTCAGCTCGAGACCCTAGGTATTACCGAGGATGCATTGAGATTTAGGTCTCTCTTGCGTCTCATCGCGGAAGACGTTGGATTAACCGAGGGTGAGATACGCACGCTTGCATTGCTGCGTCAAGAGGGAGAGGCACTAGAGACAACCGAAGAGGTCCTCCGAGTCCTTGGACTACTCAGACAGGTTGAAGAAACACTAAGTCTGACAGAGGAGGATCTCAGGCTCAAGGGACTTGTCAAGCTTGAAGGTGAGTCCGCAGACGTTACAGAGACTGATCTCAAGTTCAAAGGCATCATCAGGTTGGAGAATGAGGTTCTTGGCTCTGTGGAAGAGAATCTCCGGTTCCGCGATCTGACCCGTCAAGAAGGTGAGGCACTGAGTCTTACAGAGGCAGAGCTGATGCTTCGTGATCTGCTTCGTATTGAGGGTGAGACACTAAGTCTGACTGAACTGGAGCTTACACTTCGTGATCTAGTTCGACAGAAAAATGAGGGACTAGAACTAACTGAAGCTGATCTGAAGTTTGTCACTGAGATAGCTGAGGCTATCGTTAAGGTGGAAGGTGAGTCGCTGGGACTGACCGAAGGTGATCTACACTTCAAGGGTGTTGTTAGACTTGTTAACGAGCTCCTGCAGGTAACTGAGAGTGACCTAAGGTTCAGAGCTCTTATAAGAATACAAGGTGAGACGCTTAGTGTAACGGAACAGGATCTGAAGCTTAGTGATCTGGTGAGACTGGTCAACGAGGCAGAAGTACTCACAGAAGTCGATCTGAAGTTCATTCAAGAGATCGCGTTGGAAATTGTTAAGGTGGAAGGTGAGGGGTTAGGCCTTCTAGAGTCAGATCTACACTTTAGGGGGTTCATCAAGGTTGAAGGTGAGACCTTGCAGGTAGCTGAGGGTTCACTGCGGTTCCGAGACCTTGTTCGGATCCAGCTAGAGACGGAGCAGATAACAGAATCTGATCTGAGAGTCCGTCATCTGGTTCGTATCGAAGATGAGACTGGGACACTAACTGAAGGTGTGCTAAGTCTCCGTGACATTGTAAAGATCAACACTGAAGTTGTGAATGTTACAGAAGTCGTTCTGAAGGTAATGGAACTCCTGAAGATCGAGGCGGAGACTGTAACACTTACAGACACCGACATCAGAGCTCTTGGACTTGTTACTGTAGAGAGCGATACTCTACAGATAACGGAGCTCGATATACATACAAAGGTTTTGCTACCCTCATTCACAGAGGTAGCACTGACATTGCTAACTAGTGGTATACAGCCGCTAACGCTACTGGACAATGGCATACGGCCACTAACGCTAGGCGATAGTGGAACTAGAAAGGTGACCGTCAAATGAGTGATCAGTTCAACATCAAGCAGAACGATACACTGCCTAAGATAGGTGCCACCCTGTGGCAGGATGAAGCCAAGACGATACCTATGGTTCTGACAAGTGCCCAGGCTGTCAACTTTCATATGATGGAGAGGTCACAGTTAGATGCTGCTAGTCCTGTTCTTGTTGTTGAGGCAACTGCTGAGGTCGTGGATGCTTTACTTGGAAAGGTGGAGTACACCTGGGTTCAGGAAGATACAGAAGATGATGGTACCTACTATGGTGAGTTTGAAGTAGAGTGGTCGGATACAGATCGTACAACCTGGCCTAATAACGACTACATTGTCATTATTATCACCAAGGATTTGGATAAGACCAACGAGTAACTAGTATATCCGGGGTAGCAAATATACAAACGCTATACATATAATATCAGTTACAAGAGGATTAGAGGTATGAAAGACACACACATCGCATACTGGGTCGACCTTCAGTCTATCCAGTTTGAAGAGGCCAAGCCTGATGCATCATGGCTGCAGGCCTTTCCTATTGGAGAATACAAGCACCCACTATATGGCAAGATTGTGATGACCTTCGAGCGAGCTGCACTGATGGCTTCTCAGGTCATCAAAAAGGTTCGCGGTGTTGACATCGCGATCGACTATGGCCACAAAGCAGGTGAGGAAGCTGCTGGATGGGTGACCAGTGCGGAAGCTCGTCAAGGTACAGGACTATGGCTGTTTGTTGAGTGGACAGAGCAAGCTGCGAAGGCCATCCGCACTGGTCAGTATAGATACTTCAGTCCTGAGTACGCCAATGAGTGGCAAGATCCGAAGACGGGAACAAAGTTCAAAGATGTCCTTCTTGGGGGAGGTCTAACAAATAGACCTTTCCTGAAGGACATTGCACCGGTCAACCTATCGGAGATACTGGACGACGGGTCTAGTACTGATCTACCTGAAGGAGGTGGAATGGAAAAGCTCATGGAGGCCCTAAGGGAGCAACTGAAACTTGCAGAAGATGCAAGCGAGGAAGACTTCCTGAAGGCACTTACAGAGGCTTTCCAGGAGACTGAGGATGAGGAAGAGGAAACGGTCGAGACTTTGACTGAAGAGGAAGTAGCCAAGATTCTTGAGGAGCACCCCGCTATGGCGAAGGTGCTTGATCAGAACAAGTCGCTTGCTGATCAGAACAGAGGCTTGCTGGGTCGCGTTGTGAACCTGGAGAGTACTGCACGTACTACCTCGGTCGCCCACAAAATGTCTGCATGGCATGAAGGTGGAGAGACTCACAAGTTCGGCGTTCCTGTTGCTCTGGATGAGAAGATCAAAGCCTTCATGCTGTCGCTCGAGACGTCCCAAGTGGATGCCTTCGTTGCGATCATGGATGAGTTTGTCAAGACAGGAACTGTGCCCTTGGCCGAGAAGCCTGTCAGACGAACTGCATCCGAGTCGGGTGGAAATGTTCTCACCGAAGTCGATACTGGAATCAAAAAGGTTATGGACGAAAACGAAGGCATGTCCTACAACGACGCGTCCAAGATGTTCTTCCGTGACAACGAGCAGCTGTACGAAGACTACCTCGAGGGCATCGCTAGCCTCGATGAGGAGGTGGACGCATAATGAGTGTTGGACGCAATTATGTACTTGATCTCCCGATGCAGGCCAATGAGGCTCTCGTTGCCAAGCGTGCTGTGAAACTAGCTGGTGATCAGCTGGTCGATCAGGTAGACACACTTGGTGAAGCTGTTCTGGGAATCGTTACCGAAACCGCTACTGCTCAGGACGCTACCGATGGTCGCGTTATGGCAGTGTCTGTTATGGGAACGGCTGTCTGGGAAGCTGGAGCTGCTGTTTCAGTTGGTGATCGTCTTCGGGCGGCTGCTGATGGTCAAGCAGTGACGCTCGCAGCTACTACAGCTGAGCAGGAACAGGTTGGAATCGCACTAACGGCTGCAGCCAATGCAGGGGAATGGTTTACTGTTCTTCTGACACCTGGTGTGCAAGTCGATACAAGCTGAGGAGGTGAGTAATGGGAGTTTACGATAGCCGCGGAGGCGGAGAAGTTCATAGAGATCGTGTCCTTACCAACATCAGCCTCGGCTTCCCGAATAACGGCCGAGTTGGGGACATTCTCTTCAAAACGGTACGAGTTCGGAAACAGTCTGATATCTACAACGTGTTCGGACGTGAGCACTGGCTTCCCGAAGATGACTACAGAGCACCGGCAACCCCAGCGATTGAGGTTCCTGGTCTCGCGCTCAGCTCGGATCCGTATTTCTGCCGTGAGTATGCGTTGGCAATTCCTGTCTCCGATGAGGAGAAAGAGAACGCCGACAGTCCTCTCGAGCCGGCTTCGGATGGTACTGAGCTGATCACGAACAAGCTCCTGCTTCGTCGGGAGCAGCGTATTCAGACCATGGTTCAGACAGCCGCGAACTACGCAACGGGTCATGCCGTTACGCTGTCCGGTACTGATCAGTGGAATGACTACGCTAACTCGGATCCGATCGGCGATGTGAAGACTGGTATTCGTAAGATCCATTCGACGCTGTTCATGGAACCGAATCTGGGAGTCTTCCCTTATGAAGTCATGTCACAGCTCGAGGATCATACCGACTTCATCGAGCGGATCAAGTACTCGCAGGTAGGTGTGCTTACAGCAGACCTAATTGCCTCGTTGCTTGGCTTGCCGAAGATCGTCGTGCCTGGTCTTGGATACGACTCATCCGTTCCTGGTGGTACACCTACGATTGGGTACCTCTGGGGCAAGGACGTTACACTCGTCTGGAACCCACCGAGCGCTGGCCTCAAAAAGCCTGCGTTCGGTTATGAGTTCGTTTGGCGCTATGGTGGCGGACAGACTCAGCGTGTTGACAGATGGCGTGAGGAAGCTCGCGGTGCGGATATCATTCGTGTCCGTCGGCGTTACGCCCTCAAGTTCATCGCTGTCGATGGTTCTGGCGACTCGATTGCAGGATACCTCCTGAAGGCCGCGGTGGCATAATGAAGGTAACCATCGGGACTGTCAAGCACAATGGTAAGGTCTTCCCTCCTGGTACACCCATCGAGGACATTCCTACCAAGAAGCTTCAAGGGCAACTGGCAAAGACTGGATTCCTTGTCGAGGAAGACGAGGAATCCAGTCCCGATGAGCTCGAAGAGTCCAAAGGCTCGAGCTCCGAGCCAGAAGAGACTGACAACCCAGAAGATGAGGAACCAGTACTCCAGGAGTAGTCATGGCACACATCAGTGTAGCTGAGGTGCAATCCTGGTTTACTACGAACAGGCTGCAGCTCGCGGTTACAGATGATCTACCAGAAGAGCCAAACATAGCCCAAGAGGTTCTATCAGTACTAGCCTCAGCGTATGACGTGAGTGGCTGGACTGAAGTGAGCAATACACCAGCTTTGGTTCGGAAGGTAATCTCTGCGCGAGTTGCAGCCGTTCGGTATAAGAAGACTTATGCCGATCAGATCGATGAAGTCAGCTATGCTGACTGGCTCAATGAATGGGCAATGCATCTGCTCAAGCAGATTCTTAGTGGCTCGGCAGCTCTACTCGATCTGCCTGTTGAAGAACAGGTGACTGCTCAGGAAGGTCGAAGTACTGTCTTCTGGCCAACAGATCAGACAGCAATAGCTGAGCCTGATGACGATGCAATGTTCAAGATTGGAATGAGATTTTGATAGCACTGGGTGTGAACACACGTCCCTTGAAGGCCCTGAATAGGGATCTGCAAAGGTTGGCCATCGATATAGGTTCACACGGTCGTATGCGTGAGCCCCTGCTGAAGGCAGTAAAGAATGTTGTGAGTCCTTCGATCCTGGAGAACTTTGATTCTGGTGGACGTCCTCCTTGGCCTGCTGTCCAGGCGGACTCTTCGTATCGAAAAGGTAAGCGCGGTGCAGGCCCTCTAGTAGTAACCGGAGCACTAAGGAGAGCAGCGGGCGCACATGCTAGGTGGCATGTTGCAGCTAATAAGGCAACGTATGGAAACTTCCCCTCTAGTAGATGGTTCGCAGGATTGCACGATCAGGGTAATGCACACCTTCCGCAGCGAGCGTTTGCTTTGCTACAACCAGAGGATCAAGAGGCAGTAGGCGAGATCTTTATGGAGTGGCTTGAGAAGCGTGTCAATGCACATATCAGAAGGTTCTACGGATGAGCGATCAGGCAGCTATCGTTCAAGCGGTTGTCGACCTGTTGAAGGCCGAAACTTCACTAGGACTCAAAGCTGTCTACTATGGTGATCAAGGTGGGATCCCCGAGACTCCCAGCGCTGCTGTGGAACTAGGAGACAAGACGCGCGCTTACACACAGACAGGTCTGCAGACGACTGCGCTCATAGAAGTGCACGTGGTCATCTATCACGGACAGGTAACTGACGTACAGGTCATTAAGAAGGAGCTCGATGAGTATGCTCAGGCAGTAGAGGATCTGCTGCACGAGGATAATACTCTTGGAAGCCTTGTTATCAGTGGACTTGTCACTACAGTTGAACCTGGTGTCGTTGTAGTTGCTCGCTCGCAGTTCTATGCCCACAGACTCGTGTGGCAAGGGTTGATCAAAGAGAGGATTGGAGTATGAAGGTAAAGGTGATCGGCGGTGCTCCGAGTGTAGCCGTTCCTGGTCTTGGTATCGTCACTACCAACGAGTGGTTCGAAGTTACCGATGAACAGGCGACTAGATTCCAGAGACTGACCGGCAAGACGTTGGAAGAGTCGACATCAAAGAACTTCCAGGTCAAGAAAGAGACGAAGGTCCGTACCAAGAAGGAGGCTGACTAATGCCAGCTGGAATTGGTGCTGCTGGTGTTCTAGGGGTTGCTCGTGAGGCAGTACCTGGTACCTATGTAGCTCCAGAGAAGTTTATTCCGATTCGTAGTGAGTCTTTGGCTTACGCGCAGGAGACTGTTTTCACACGTCCCATTCGTGGCGTGGCGGACATCATCCATGCTGTGCCTGGAAACGCTACAGTCGAAGGTGACATCGAATTCGAAGTCACACACGACACACTCCCGTATCTGTTCTATGCGATGCGTGGAGATGTCACTAAGGGTGGTGCAGCGTCTGACTTCACGTATACGCTGAACCCTACCTCGATTGGACAGAAGTCGGGTGCAGACTCAACGCTGTCCATCTCGATCGAGCGTAACGGCGTTGTTTTCGGTTACACACAGTGTGTGATCGGTGAGTTGGAGATCACTGTCGACAGTGGGATTCTTGTTGCCACTGCTAACGTTTTGGCAAAAGAGGAAGGTACACAGTCTGCACTTTCACCTACATGGCCCACAACAGTGCCATTCGGTGCAGGTCAGTATGTTATCGAGATTCCGACGGCAACACAGGTCTACGATGTCGATACCTTCGCATTCACTGTCAACGACAATCCCGAGCATGCCTACAGACTTCGTGATGACGGCCGCGGTGCCATGTTCACGAAATTCGGCGAGCGTTCTGTTGAGGTTACTGTTGAGCGTGACTTCGAGAGCCGTGCTGACTACGATGCCTTCAAGGCACTGACTGCTCAGGCGGTTCATCTCAAAGCTGAGTTGACTGCTGCTAGGTATATCGACATCGTGGTACATGCTGCGATCAAGGACACCTATGAGGTTGGACTTGACGGCCAGGGCGATCTGGTTCGTGCATCCATTACCTATCAGGGTATCTATGACGAGACTGAGTCTGAGTCTTATGTGCTCGATGTAGGTACCGACGAAGACATAACGTAAAGGAGAGAGAAATGCCAAGGGCGACAATTGATGCAGAAGCACGTCAGCGATTTGATCTAGAGACACTCCCAGGCGGAGACGGTGAGGAAGATGGCTGGGTAGAGCTACGCTCACTGGATTACGGTCAGATGCTACAACGACGTGACATGGCAGCAAAGATGGCAGTTGAGGCTCCCGATGGACAAGGTGGAAACCCTATGGATAGGGCTACCATTGAGATCATCCAAAGAAAGGTTACGGAGTTCGAATTCGCAACCTGTGTTACCGATCACAATCTTGAGGATGCCAACGGTCAGAAGCTGAACTTCAAGTTCCCACAGTCAGTAGCGAGCCTGCAGCCTGTAGTAGGAGCGGAGATCAGTAAATTGATCGATGGTATGAATCAGGACATTGAGAGTGTAGAGGGAAAAGTCGTTACGCCGACCTCCACCGACGCGTCCGAGCAAGCATAGTACTGAGTAAGGATCCTGATGAAGAGGTTGCTAGACTCTTACAGATTACGACATTCTGTAAGAGCTTCCGGTGTCTTCCTAATGAGGGAGGCATGATGCGTCAGGATCCTTACCTAGTCATAGGTATGCAGATAGTGCTAGACTCCGTTCGCGAGAGAGAAGAAAAGGACTCAAAGAGTGGGACTCGCAGTAAGGGAACTTGAGCTTGTTCTGATCGCTCGGGATCAGGCTTCTTCCACTATCGCTCGTGTAGGCGGTGCCTTTGCAATCTTAGGTGCCGCTATAACGATGGCGGGAATCAAGAGTGTCAAAGAGCTTGGTGAGATGACCAATGAAGCTATGCAGTTTCAGAGGCAGGCAGCTCTTGCAGTCACACAGGCAGACAATCTTGGTGCAACGGTTGAGAATGTCTCTGAGATCATCAACCGTGTGGGTGCTAACATGGCAGTGCCCTTCGAAGAACTGCAAGGTTCACTATTTGACATCTTCTCAACGTTCACGGAAGACCAGTTGTCGTCACTTGGTCAGGCTGAAGAGATCCTGAACGCGATCGCCAAATCTGCCGTTGCTGGTCAGGCTCCCACAGAGGATATCGGTCGTGCCGTCATCGCTTGGATCAACGCACTTGATCAGCCAGCGACACTTGAGAATGTCAATCGAATCCTTGACATCCAATTTGAGATGATCCGTAAGGGTGCTGGTACCTATACAGAGTTTGCCGGTGAGGTTGGTAAGTCTATTCCAGCGTTCTCAGCAGCCTCCCAAGAGGTTGAAACCTTCGGTGGCATCATGGCCTTCCTTACGAAGAACGGTCTAGATGCTGCCATGGCCTCCACATCTGCTGCACGTGCTGTAGAGTTGATGTTCGCTCCAAAAGCCATCAAGGGGCTAAAAAGTATTGGTGTTGCCATCGAGGATGGCAATGGACAGTTCCGTCAGATGCATGACATCATTAGAGATATGCTTCCGACTTTTGAAGGGCTATCCGATGCCGAGCAGAAGATCAAGTTCAAAGAAATCTTCGGTACAGGTCGAATTCAGGCACGCCGATTCTTCGACCTTGCTATTCCTAACTTCGAAGAGTTGAATTTCTTGATCGAGACCATGGAGGATTCAGGCGGAGAGGTTGCTAAAGCTTTCGAACTATTGTCATCACAGGCAGCCACTAAGGTTGATCTGATGAAGAACCGCTGGGAGATATTCCGGCGTGAGATGGGTGAGCGGTTCCTTGAAACCCTGGAGTCAAGGGTGTTCCCTGCTCTAGAAAAACTTTGGAACTGGTGGGACAAGCTTGATCCAAAGATGAAGGACAACATAGCTAGGTGGATGGCACTCGGTTCGGCTATCTTGATTGCTGCTGGAGCTCTCATGGTATTCATCGGTGTAGGGTTACTGTTTACTGCACTGCTGAAAGCCTTCGGAAGTGGAAGTGCTATAGCAGGACTAGGCAAGCTTCTGATCTCCCTTGGGTGGATTGGCTTAGCGATTGCTATCATTGTCGGACTGGTTGTTCTACTCTGGAAGAACTGGAAGCGTATCGGCCCACTGCTGGCTCGTGTTTGGGAAGATGTTCTCACCGCGGTACAGCGCTTTTTTGATGACAATGCAAAGTTCATCGAGGAATACAAAAACAAAGCACTCGAGGCCTGGGAAGCTATTCAGCGACTGGGCACAGCTATCTGGGAGCGTATGCAGACCGTCTGGGAAGGTATCTGGGGCGGTATGCTTGCATTCTGGGATACATGGGGTGCAGACATCAAGGGGACCTGGGATAAGATTTGGACAGAGATTAAGGATATCTTCCTCGACATCTGGGACGTTATCATTGGGATCCTCGATTTCTTCACTGCACTGTTCGAAGGTGACTGGGAGACTGTTTGGGAGACTGTTAAGGACATCTTCAAAGCTGCCTGGGAGATCATCAAGTCACTGGCAAAGATTGCTTGGGAAGGTCTCAAGCTACTTTGGAAGCTACTCTGGGCAGGAATCATCTGGGTAGCCAAGTGGGCTTGGGAACAGATTCAGAAGTTCCTCTCTTGGTCGTGGGGCGAGATCAAAAAGCTTGCCAAGAAGATCTGGGATCCCATTGCCGAATTCTTCAGAGGCATCTGGGACAAGATTTGGGACTTCTTTACAACGACTGACTGGCTCACGTTCTTCCAAGAGCTTCCTGGCAAGATCGTTGATGCCCTCTTCTCTCTAGGCGGACTGCTACTTGAATGGGCAGGAACAGCCTTGGGTTGGATTGCTACAGGGTTCTGGTGGGCTTGGAACAACTACATCCTTCCCTTCCTTATTCGTTTGCCTGCAATGATCATCACGGCCATCGGGTTTGTACTCGGTCTACTCTATCAGGTAGGTAAGTGGATCCTCGAAGGTATGTGGATCGGAATGAAGTGGATCTGGGACAATTCCATAGGTGCCTGGCTCGACGGTCGCAAGGGCGGAATACTTGAGTTCTTTGAGGGCGCTATCGAATGGTTACTCGGAGTAGGCAAGGCTATCCTGACAGGTCTCTACGATGGTATCCTTTGGGTTTGGGACAATCTTCTCTATGTCTGGCTCACAGACGTAGGAGCCAGTATTGTTGAGGGCATCGGCGACCTTGGTAGCATCCTTGGCGACATCGGTGTCGATCTGTGGGAAGGTATGGTAGAGGGCCTCAAAGACTCCTGGCATATAGTTGAGGACTACTTTGGAGGACTCAAGGACGATCTGTTGAAGCTTCTCTCCAACGCGTGGGAAAGTATCACAGACGCTCTTACATACGAGAATATCCAAGGTGAAGCTAAGAAGGCCTGGGACAAGATATTCAAGGTCATAACTGACTGGTGGGAAAAAGATACCCTTCCCTTCCTCAAGGGACTACCAGGCAAGGTTAAGGATGAGGCTGTCAAGATATGGAATAAGTTCAAGGACGGGATGCAGGAGGCCTGGGATAACACTATCTATCCCTGGCTGCAGGATCTTCCTGCGAACATGGCATCGGGGCTCACAGAGGGTGGACCTATACTGTTTCAAGCAGGCAAAGCCTTAGTCTCTGATCTGATCGAGGGCATGCGAGAAGCTTGGAAGGGTTTTAAGAGTTTGTTCACCGGTGAAGAGGGTGGATTCCAGATCGATGTAGCTGATATCTTCGGCGATCTAGGCGACATATCCGCTGGTATCCATGAATGGATGTGGAGTGTTGTCAGGAGTCTACAGAATGCGTCCTGGGAGGTTCTCTGGCCTTGGATACAAAGTTTGCCTGGTTGGTTCGCTGATAGAATGATGGATGTTTGGGGCGGTTCCTTTGCAGTCATCGGCTGGACGTGGAACCTGGTGACGGGTTGGGTCGAAGGTCTTGCTGATGCATGGCAGTCCTTGATCGGCGGTTGGATCTCAAATAGAAAAGGCGACATGACAAGTAGGTTCAGTGGTGCCGGTGGCTGGCTCGTTGACGTTGGCGCTCAGATCATAAGTGGCCTCTGGCAAGGAATGACAAACGTCTGGAATGCAGGATTTGGGTTCTTTACAGCTATCCCTGGCAAGATCCTAAGCTTCTTCACTGGCTCACCTACATGGCTCACTGCATCAGGGCGTTCTATCATATCCGGTCTCTGGACAGGACTGAAGGCCATCTGGAACAATCCAGTGTCGTCATGGTTCAGAAGTCTGTATGGTAAGATCCTAGGCTTCTTTACCAGCCCGATTACATTGCTTTATGGTAAGGGAAGCGATATCATACGAGGTCTGTGGAACGGTGCTCAGGCGGTCTGGCTCGGTACTCTTTGGGGATGGTTCATAAGCCTCAAGAACAAGATTCCGAACTCCCTTAGCTCTCCTGGAACCTGGCTCCTCACTAAAGGTAGACTGATCCTAACAGGCCTCCTCAACGGTATCACACGCAAGTGGTACGGTGCAGTCTACGGATGGCTCAGGAGTCTTGGTACCAAGGCTAAGGCTGCCGTTGGTGATCTGGGTAGGAAGCTCTGGAACGCTGGACGCCAACTCATCGGAGGACTCTGGGGTGGAATGAAATCCAAGATCGGTGGCATGCTAAGTTGGCTCCGCAGGAAGCTCGGTGAGGCTGTAAGTGTTGCACGATCGATTCTACGCCTAGGGTCGCCCTCAAAGGTCTTCTTCGATATCGGTTCCGACATCGTAGAGGGTCTCCATCAAGGTCTCAAGAGTCGTTGGGGAGATGTCGAGGCTACACTAAGGGTACAGTCTGAGAATGTCGCTGGCAGTTACGCTGCTGCTCTGAGTCCTGATACACCCGCACCTGTAACCAACGACTATGGTCAAACATTCAACTTTGGGGACATCGTCACAGAAGGTCCCAACCTACAGGAGATTATGGAACAGATCGCTTGGGAGATAAGACTGGTATAACATGGCACTAGATAACTACCAGATTGAGTACCGTGGTGTAACCATGGGACCGGATACAGACTACGATCTGATCAAGATCGAAGGTATCCATGACATAACAGTTCGTGATACTGATCGCGACAACCCTCGGACCCACGGTGTCATCCCTGGCATCCACTCTGCAAGCTACAGACTGATCAGGGTTCAGCTCGAGGTGGTTAAGGGTACATCAAGTATCTCGTCGTATGCAGCTGATGTTCAGACACTACTCAATGCTTTGTCTCCTGACCAACATATGTGGCCAAGCGAGACAGATGACCAGCTTACCTTCAAGTTCCCTGGTGAGCCTGAGTCCTTCCTCTTCTGTCGTCCTGTGAGAAGAACAAGACCTAGGCGCGTAGACACAGAGTACGGATTCACACCGATTAAGTTCGAACTTAAGACTTACGACCCGAGGATCTACTCCACTACCTTGGACGACTCTGGTACACAGCTCGCAGCGTTCTCTGTTACCAATGGTGGTGGTGCACTTGCATATCCGATCATCACGTGCAAGGTTGATACTCTCGGTGGTATGTTCATCACGAATCAGACGAATGGTTCGATTTTCTCTCTTGCCGGATTCCCTCCGAATGAAACAGGCATCGTTGCAGACATGGGCAGATGGGTTCGAGGTAGAGGTGACCTACTCATTGTCTACAAAGGCGCGGCGAACTACTATCCCGAGTGGCAGATCCCGAGGAACCCCTTCTATCTCAGTCCAGGATCTAACAGCTTGCAGCTTACCGTATCGGCCGACGCCGAGGTTGTGATCGAGAGTCGGGACACGTGGATGTAATGGTTGCTCCAAGATATTCTCCAGTACTAGTCAAGCGATCTCCTGCTCCTTTGAAAGCACCAACTCTGGACAAGATCGATGAGATCATCATCCATGAGAAGCTATCCTGGTCCACAGAGTTGGGTGGTGACGGCGGCTTCATAACCTTCGCTGCTGTACCAGATCAACAGTCTCAGGACATCAAGAACGTACTCATCGACATCGCAGAGACCGCCTGCGAGATATGGCTATACCGCGATGATGTTCTAGTACAAGCTGGACCCGTCATTGGAGTACAGACTCAGGGCCCAACTATCGTTGTTATTGCCAGGGCATTAGCATACTACCTCCGCTACATGTTCATTTCTCCAAGTTTGTCATACGAAGATATCGATCAGTACACCATTGGGAAAGGCATCATAGATCAGTGGCAAAATAAGACCTTTGGTCACTTTGGTATTGAGACATCAAGTATCGGTACATCAGGAAGCACACGATCGATTGAGTACAGCAAGTACGAATCTCCTAATGTGTTCCGAAAGCTCGAACAGCTCTCAGACAATGTCAGCGGGTTCGAATGGTATGTAGATCCGAACACTCGAGCTATGATCTTTACCGATAGACGCGGCAGTGACAAGAGTAATGATGTCATTCTTGACTCTAGAGCTGTACTGAGTCCAAGTACACACTTCTCTGTTGCACAAGGTGACTACGCTAACAATATCTATGCAGTCGGCTCCTCTGTCGAAGAAGGCGATCCTAAAATCGGTTTGAAGACAAATCAGACAGCCATTGAAAAGTTTGGACGTGTTGGTGCCGCTGCTACTGTAGACGAAGCTGATACACAGCAGACAGTAGATGACACTGCCCAGTCAATGCTAGACACACTCGACCATGTACACTTCATTCCTTCCACAGGAACGGCAATGCCAGTAGCTGGAGCCGGTGTGATGGACTTCGATGTCGGTGATACCATCCATTGGGTCTACGACTATGGACTTGGACTGTTCAGAGTTGACAGAGATGTCTACAGTCGTGTGGTCAACGTTCGTAAGGCCGGCGAAGAGACTATGACAGTAGAGCTACTCTAATGGCACGTCGCAGAAGAGCTCCTAATAGTTTGGCAGAGCGTATCCGCGGTCTCGAACTAGACACCTGGGAGCAGACAACACAGATCGTAAGGCGTATTGGCATCGAGGTCTCCTGGGCCAAGATTGCTGACGTCATGATCTCTAGTGAAGGTGTCGAGTCAAGCAACTTCGTCACAGGTGTATCAGGGTGGAAGATCGATGGTGCAGGTAATGCCGAATTCAACACTGTAACCGTACGTGGAACCATCTATGCCACCGGTGGTGAGATCAGTGGTGACTTGGAGATAGTGTCCGGCGGCAAGATTATCACTCGAAGTGGCTCCGACGATTCCGGTCTGACCATCTACCCATCCGGCCTGATCGAATTCCAGCCTGGTGACTTGACTGCTCCAAGTTTGTCCGCTTATCCCAATATTAATCTTGGTAGTGCTGACGACTCAGTCCAAATTGAAAGCGGACTTCCCAACAGTGGAAGTGTGAGTAGAATTACTGTTGGTACGAACAACGCTCCTGGTTTCTCAGGACTAATTTCAATGTTGGCTTTGGGTGTGGGTGCACAGATACTTGTCAGTTCAAACAACACGATAGGTTTCAGTGCCAAGACTGCTGGTGGGACAGCCAACACAGCACCGTATGTTTTCACCATCACTAACAACCCATCCTCTGCTGATCTCTTCGAAGTCAACTTGGGAGCCACCAATCGATTCAAAGTACGTAACGATGGACGAATTATGATCTCCGGTGCCTTCGTCTACTTCAATAACTCGACTGGTGATTCACTGGGCATCGACACTGCTGGTAACCTGATAATTTCTGGCGATATCTTCTACTTCAATAATACGTCTGAGTACTTCCAGATTTCCGATGCAAGCAACTTTGCACGTATTGTGCAGGATAGTGTCGAGACCCATCGCTTTGCTTCAAGTGGTGACATCCACATAATAGGAACACGCATTGTCTTCGATGTAATTGGTGGGAACGATTACTTGGAGATGTCGGATTCCTTGAACCAGTTCAAGATGGTAATCGGTGGCAATACCGAGATGACGATGGGTACTACTGGGTTCTTGGTTCCAAACATTTGGAACTCAACAGGAGGCACCACCGCGAACGTGCAGGTGGCATCAGACGGAAGGTTACGGCAAGTTACTTCAGCGTTGAGATTCAAGAGGCACGTTTCGGACGCGAAGCTGGAGGATGTGAGGTTGTACCCGCGGCAGTGGCAGTCGAAGGGAGACGACAGTTGGCACGTCGGTTTCGTTGCTGAGGAGGTCGTCAAAGAGATGCCGATGGTCGGTCTGTGGGACGATGACGGCAGGTTGATGAACTACGAAGACAGGGCAGTGCTCGCGGTACTCGCTGCGAAGGTCAATCGTCTTGAGGCCGAACTCGATCTCTTGAAGAAGTCAAGCAGCTCCGTCAAGAAGTTGACGAGCTGAAAGCTGCATAGAAAGGGCGACACATGCAAGTGCAAGTAGACTCAAGACAGATCACACAGCTCGAACAGAACGTCGAGTACCTGATGGGTATCCTACGGGCTGTGGGAAGAAAGCACATGGACGCGAAAGGTGTGTTCCGAGTTTCGCAGGCCGATCTAAATGCCTCGTCTGACTACACTATGGAGATTACACCACTCAAGAGAGGTCTCAAGTTGACATTTGAAAAGGGCGAAAGGGAGGAGGAGTAATGACAGACCGTGAAGAGCCTTTCGATCTGGAAGATGAGGGCGGTGAGCCGGACACCGTGGACGACGAGATGGCCAAGGACGACGCACCAGAGCCCGAGATCGAGGATGATGTCTGATGGCTGACCTACTCGACCTCTATCACGAGTGCAAGCGGAGGGGGCTCAATGTTCATGCGCTCAAGGGGTTCACCACTTGGCAGGAGGGCTACTGGTTCCGGCGTGAGGGCGAGTGGTCGGGCCGCGGCAGCCGGTCCAACCCGCCGAATTGCTTCATGAATCACCACACGGCCACCCCCGAGGCGTCCGGCTACATGCCGAACGTCAAGAACTCGAAGGGCCAGTCGAAGGCGAACATCTGGATCGGCATCCAACGCTCCCCATCATCGGCCCGGCTCTATCAGTCCGGGGTGGGTGACCCCGCTGCCTATTTCGCTGTCCGCTGGGCTGGGAACTACACGAATGGTGCTTGTGATCGGACTGTCTATGAGCACTATGTGTGGCGTGATATTGTCCCTCCGAACCGCCCGCCGGGTAGCGACGATGGATACGCCAACAAGCACGGCCCTGGGATGGAGCATGTGCATGAAGGCACCGGGGCCCTGATGGACGCCGGTGTGTGGGAATTGTCGGCTCAGATCAACGCCGCAGCGATGGACGTGTTCGGGTGGTCGATTGCCCGTATCCTCGACCACCGCTCCTCAACTCGCCGGAAACAGGACCTCAACCAAGCTCAGAAACTGAAGGGCTACACGATCAACGCCCTGCGGGCTCGCATCCTCGAGATCGTTGCTGGCGACCCACCCATAGACCCACCCGAACCGGAGGACCCCATGAGTCTGTATTCGATGTACGAAGGTGATGGGATCGGTGAGAAATCGGGCAAAGGTTCCGATGTCATCAACTTCCAGCTGAAGCTTCAAGCTCTCGGCTATTCCCTCACTCCCGATGCCAAGTACGGGCCGATCACGTCGGCTGCCGTCAAGGCGTTCTGTCTGAGGGTCGGCACTAACGTCGTCAACAACGGGAAGCACCTCACCGGACGTATCGGCTTCCTCTTGGAAGGCGAGTTCGCTGCTCTCCGTGGTAGCGGTGGCGGCGACGACCACGCCCAGCTCGAGGCAGAGGTGGCTGCACTCAAAGCAGCCATTCCGAACTTGGCACTGAAGACACATCCACACACGGCTACAACTGTAGTCAAGTAATGTATCGACACCATGAGACAAAGGAGCAGCACCATGCGACGCGTAACCGGCCCAGGATATGACTGTAACTGCAAGTCAGAACCCGAGACCTGCCCGCCCTGTTCAACGACAGAGGCCCGGACAAAGCTCTACGATAAGTATCAACGCGATGGCCTCCCGAGGCCCGGCGTCAGGCACCCGACGGAACGTACCCGATGAAGGTCCTAGCCGAGTAGGGGGGAGCTGACCAGGAAGGGCTTCGAATGGCAGATATTGAGGAGTACCTCAGGAGACATATTGAGGAATACCACGCATTCAGGAAGGCGGAACTAGAAGGCATGGTCGAGGAACATCGTGAGATCGTGGCCTGGATCGAGCAGATAAGCCCCACGATCGAAGACACGAACCGGAACGTGAACCTGATCGTGGACGACCTGTGGGGCGAGCGGCATCCGACCGCCGTAGACCCCGACCGTCGCGAGGGCGGTCTCGTTGCCACGCTCCAACGCATCGAGGACACGGTGGATTCTGCCATCCATACGGGTGTCACGACGAAGCGGGAATGGACGCAGGGCCAGTGGGCTTTCGCCGGGGCTGTGCTCACCGCTATCGCTGCATTCGTGATTCGGGGATGGTTCGGCTAAGTGGAAGCATCTATGTGAAGAGGAATGCGAGCGCAGACAGGAGACGAAATGAAGGCAATATGGAATGCCCTTTGGAACAACCCAGTGATAATGATTGCTGTTATTACAGCTGCCGCTGTTACGATTGTTCAGGAAGCAGGCGACTCTCTCCCCACAGGCTGGCGAGTCGGACTACAGGTGCTGATCGTTGTGGGTGGAGTCCTTGGACAGCGTATGACAGTATCACCGACTCCAGGCTACAAGGAGAAAGTACCGGCTGATATCTGATATCGCACGGACAAGCACTCATCGTTCGATGACATCGAGTTTATCGAACGGTCCAGTTTGCCACCCTCGATCCTCTTTGGTCGCCCTTAGGGATTGAGGGTGGCAATGTTTATGTGTATTCCCAAAGTTTAACTTCGGCAAGGTCTCTGTCCTTACTAACAGTGATTTCGACCCTATCGAAGATTTCACTAGTTTCACGCGTGTTCAAAACGACTTGTGCATACGATATTGACATTGGATGCTCGGCTACCTCGTAGGGTGTCATACCCTCAACCTCGTTGGCATACTTATCTGAAATCTCAATTGTAAGCCTATGCTGAACACTAAGACCATCAGGAATCATATACCTAACTTCATCCGGATCTCTCATAGGTATGGTTCCTTCCTTGGCGATCTACAACCATCCTTCTCTAGTGGCTCATGGAAGTTAGCATAGGTATCATGATCGGGATGTATACCCCCTGTGTTCGTAGGTGTATGGATCTGTTGCAGACGGTCTGTTGAGATCCCTTTGTGATCATGGTGCTCAGGGAAGTGTGCTCCGTGTGTCGAGAAGATGTTTGTTATGTACGGCCAGTGGTGATTCCCTACTTCTGCTCCTGTGGGGGGCTGGTCACTGTCGGCGGTCGCAGGTTCTCCAACCATGATCTATCTCCTTTGCTTACTACCAGATGGTAGAGCATATGTCGTGTGGCATCCATTGCATGAGGCTGACCTTCGATCCACAGGCCGAGCTTCTTGAGCTTCTCATCTGGCCATAGGTTCTTTGCTTGTGATGGTGTTTGTACATAAGGTACTCTGTTGTTGATCCAGCACCAGTAGTTGATGACTCCAATTACCTGAACGGGCCAGAGCTCGACCTTGTCTCTCTTCTGATACACAAACCTTTCGTATACAACAACATCAGGATGGAGATGATTAAGGAACTCCATCATTCTGTTTAGACCTTCAGGTTCACCAGTATCTAGCTGACTGCGGTTCAATATAGATCCCGGTACAGGCGGTCTAGCTATATCCCAATGTGAACATATTCCGGTAGTGACTCCAGGGTCTAAAGCGACCGTAACACTATTAGGCATGTTAGCATTCCTCCTGATACGATGTTGATGGTGATCGTCTCCCAGTTGTATCTATACGGTGGCTTGCCTTTCATCAATGCACTGTCGTTACTAGAGAACAACATGATGGTTGATATGAAGTAGAGTCCCGATGCTATGAGGATGTAAGCAGCTAGCATGTTAGCTCCCTGATGATAGATTTAAGTTAGACTCTGCAAAAATGCGCTTAACGTAGTTATCGCAGCGCTGATGATTTTTTAGTCTCATCGCGGTCTCACTATAAGAGACATCAAGAATCAAGCTTGATCGAGCTTTTCGCGAAGGTATTCGAGCTCCGCATCGATGTCTGCCTGCTTTGCCTCCAACCGGGCAATCCTTGACTTGTATGACTTAGGTTTATGATTGGTAACCCTTAGGTTATTGGGATCAAGGTTAGTCCGATCTCCATCGATGAAACGGACACGTTCCGTATTACGTAGCGGTCTTCCCATTGCTGCTGTAACGACAAGACGATGCGTAAGCTCCCATCTTTGTTTGGTTCGAGTGTAATGGTATCCATTAGGTGATGTCCTAGTATCACCAGGGACAGCTTTCCGTCCTCTTGGCATAAGTCCTCCAGATGTGCTGTCAGTTCTTGAGGGTCAAAGTTCATGCTATGTCTCCCCAGGTGTTTCCAAATCCTACATCGCAAGGGAATCTAACGTAGTCAGTGAAGTATTCCAATGCAACCTCCTCCATCACCTTTGCTACATGTTCTCCAACATTCTCTGCCTCATCACGATCGCATTCGAACAACCATGCATCGTGAATAGGAACCCTAAGCATGTCTTGCATACCCTCGTTGGCAAGTCTGATACCTGCCTTCAGCAAGAGATTGGAGACTGTGTTCTGTGGGTAGAAAGCTAGTGCCTCCTTTTCGACGTTGTTCTTGTTGTTCCACGTGATCAACCAGAAGCGCCTATGATTACCGAACACAGAGACAAGATCCTCTCCACTATGGATCGCCTCGATGACATCCCTGCGCCAGTCTTGCACCTGTGGGATCATAGCAAAGAAACTGTCGATGTACGCCTGTGCCTTAGCTTCTGACATCTCAAACTCTATGGCAAGAGAGTAGGCCTCTCTGCCATAAGTGAGGCCAAAGACAACTGCTTTGGCTCGGATGTAGTCCTCCTTGTCCCTAACTCTGTCGAAGTCAGATCCATAAAGCTCTCGTGCGACTTCGACGTGGATGCTTCGTGAATCATCATCGAAGACAGATTTGAGGTAAGTGTCCCTAGCCAAAGTACAAACGACTCGAAGCTCAGCTTGCCGGTAATCACTCTGCCCAAGTACGCTCGTATCAGATCGAGGTATGAATAGTCCACGGAGACGAGACCCGCGTGTGACATTTTGAAGGTTAGGGTTACGACTAGAGAGCCGTCCGGTTGTGGTTCCATGGAGCAGGTAAGTTGAATGGACTCTTCCTTGGTAGAGTCGCTTCCGTGTACCTTTGACATAGGTTCCATAAGACTTGGCCTCTTTCTTGTATTCAAGATGTAGGTTCAAGAAGGTGTACAACGGTTTGTTACCCTTACGCATTGCTGCATCACGCACACGCTCTAGCGTCTCAGCCTGTGTATTTGGTACGCGCTTGTCAAAGATGTCCTTGAGCACTCGTTGTACTTGTTGCCAGGAGTTCGGATTGTATGCAGCGTCCTGAACCAGTCCACGCAGTAGTGTTCTTTGATTCTCCAGGAGCTCCATATACTCCGATGTGAGCTCGTCTAGGTACAATTGATCGACAGCTAGTCCATTACGTTCGACATGCATCAACATGTTCGACGCATCAACTAGGTGGTCATGTAGACCTCTGAGCTCCTCTGTTAGCTCCTCGTCGAACATCTGCCAGAGCAGATAGGTGTTATGCACATCGAAGGCATTGTAGCGATACAATACCTCACGCGGGATAACACTGTAGTCCTTTTCCTCTCCCAGGTAGTGTCCAATTACATGCTTCCAAGAAGGCGATCCTAACCGTTCAATTGCATTGTACTCTAGAGAGTTAGTTCCTCGTCTCTCATCGAGTGTATAGGAAGCAAGCATTGTATCGAACCATAAGCGGGCATGCGGAGCTATTGTCCACAGCCCCTGGAGGTCGAACTTACCGTTGTGCATTATGGTGCGACGCTCTGTGAGGAGGATCTCCAGGTAGTGTCGTACATCGGATTGCTGCAATGCATTCTCACCGATGACAACAACTTTGCCTGGAGCGATACCTAGACCGACACAAAGCAAACGATACTGTTCTGGATGGACTTGACTGAGATCCTTATCGACACCGATCTCGATGTCAACCGCTATAGGATCGTAACCTTTCTGGAGGATCTCCTTCAAGGCGTCCACTGCGAGATGGTCGTCGTATGCTACATACTCAGGAGGCTCCCAACTAGAACTTACATCCGGAGCGTCTATCTTTTTGAAGTCGGTGACGATGTCCGGAAAGACCCCCGAATTGTATAGCGCCGCTGCCGGATGGAAGGTAGGAATAATTCGAATTCTAGCACCAAGCCTTGGCGAGGTTTTGGGAGGTCCAACCCGAAGAGTTGTGATTCCTTCGCTAGTTGCAAGTAGCTGTTTCGAGGCAAAGTTACCCAGAGCCACCACCGTCTTAGGTGCCCTACTTCGAATTTCCCAGATGAGACGATCCTGGCAAGCCTTGATCGCAGCAGTCGGAGGATTGGCGTTATCTGGAGGTCGGCAGAGTACTGTGTTTGTAACAAAGACATCATTCCTATCGTGTCCAACATGTTCGAGAATCATATTGAGGAGCTGTCCAGAAGCTCCGATGAAGGGCGTGCCCTCCTTTGCTTCGTTCTTTCCGGGTGCTTCACCGACGATGACAAGATCAGCATGCTCCGGCCCATCAGAGGGACAGAACATACCATCCTCAAACAGAGGACAGTTCTCGCAGTCGGCTAGTTCATGCTTTCTCATACATTGCCCAATTGAGATAGGTTGCTATGTTCAAGTCAACCATCGATGGGTTATCATCCGTTCTGTGGAAGAAGTTCTTAGGACGCGGAATGTGTTCCGCGTTCAAGTTCATGTCTTCGAGTCCCATGTAGATGGGCAGACTCGTGTCGATGCCTCTGAACCCTTCGTTGTTCTTGGCTAGCTCCGAGAGAACAACTACCTCACGCAGCCACTGATTGGCTCCCAGGAAGTGAATGTTGTATCTCAGGTTGAAGCTCTCAGCGATCAACCACTCTGTCAGTTGCATCCTGAAGTGAGGGTCGATGGCATAGAGATGCCTTGGGATCCCTATTGTGGTGATGTACATAAAGGAGTTACCATTATCTAACGCTCGAAGACAGAACATGACTTCCTGTACAGTAGACCCTTGGACTACGAACATATACTGATAGTCAGGCTTGGCCAGACGTGCGAACCCCTGTGCCAGTGCTAGTGTCTCATTGGCATCACCTAGTACGTCAGGAACTACAATCTCATCTGCCTTAACCTGCTCCGCTAGTGTGAACAGATGCTTTGCACCGTAGGCTTGACCCTCGGCAGCACCGTTGTCCAGTATGACAAAGTCACCCTTCTCGCTTCGTGTCTGGTAGAAATCTCGATACTTCTTTAGATGGAACAAATTGGGGAGCACTAGGTGGTAGTTCGTCCTGCTCCCGTACCTCTCCAGTAAATGCGGCGGACATATCAATGCCACTCTCACGTGCGAACTCCTCTATTGCTCTGAGTCTAATGAAAAGGAACCTAGCATAGTTAGCCATGTCGGCTAGTTCCTCATAGATGTACTCTGGTAGGTTCACCTTCATGAAGTTCAGTTCGCCGTAGTCTATTGCGCCTTGTTCAGAGCGTTGCTGACATAGGTTGAAGAACTCACTGTTGTATATCTCCAGATCCGAATCTTTGCTCATTGTACTCTCTCTTTATCTGGTAGATCCTTCCTAGATCAATGTCCATAACGGCTGCAAGGTTCATCAGGTAGATGAAAACATCCGTTAGCTCGAACGCCATCGCTCTACGGAACTCGTCATCATTAAGGCTGTGAGTGCCCCGGATACCCTTCTTGACTAGGTTAGCAAACTCTCCTACCTCGCCAGCCATACAGAGAGCAAGGTAACCTACATCCTCAGCATGTTCAGGAAACCAACGCTTGCTGTCCGCTATACATTGTATGGCAATGTCTGTAAGGGACATGTCCTTGAACTGGAAGTCATCGATGGATTGCATTATAGAACTCTCCTCTTGGGTCGGCTCCAGGTCGGGGCTTCAGGAATGCTCCACGAAGCTCTGATGTTGTTGTCATAGTACCTGGTGATTGTACACCACGGATGGTCATACAGAGATGCTCGCCCTCCATGACAACAGCTACACCAACAGGGTCTAGTCTCTCTTCTAGGTATACGGCGATCTCACTGGTCAGGTCTTCTTGTGTCCACAGACCCTTGCTCATCCATTTGACAGCTCGAACCAACTTGCTTAGACCGGCGAGCTTATCCTTAGGAATGTACGCAACCCACGCATGACCAAAGAAAGGCAGAACGTGATGAGCACAGACGCTATGAAAGTCGATAGGACCGACAACCACCATCTCGGTGTCCGATTTGTCGTTTGGAAAGGTAGTAAACTTGAACTCGTTTCCGGGTAGTAGTATCTCTCTGAGTGCGTGGACATATCTCCTCGGTGTATCCTCCTGATGCGGATTGTTCTCTGGATCCCAAGCATCACCTAGGATTCCAGACAGCAAAGCTCTGACTGCTTCTTCCATTCGTTCGTCTGTATCCATTATTGTATGGTGTCTACCTTTCTGAAATGACTTACAGCAACCCTACATAGTGCTAGGTAGCTTGCCTCACCGTAGTCTAGACCGATCCAAGGCAGTATGACGACACGCTGCTCGGAGTCTCTTCCGTACAAATGTTCTGGGCGTGAGACAAACAGGTAGTCCTTCTTCCTGTAGTTATGGTAGTTCCTCCATGTCTGATACTGCTGATAATTTGACGCTATGACTAGTGCAATCATCGACGCCTCTCATTCGCTGGCCATAGGTGATTGTGCATCTGAACGTTCAGTATAGCCTCTGGAGCGTACTCAACAACCATCTCAGCTAGTTCGCCCTCGGTCAGGGCTTCTTGATCCCAAACAACACCGAAGTAAGCCTGCAGTCGTCTAGAGTCAGAACGCATCATGTCATTATAGGTGTTCAGTGCAACCTCTACATCGTATTCATCCTTACAGACGAACTTGATGACATCTTTGTAGGGGATCAGTAGGCTCCAGTTGCCTGTATTGAACGACCCATACTCTCCTGAACCAGGAAGCTTGTAGTCCATAACGACTGCCACTCGATTGTGTGCAGTCCAATCGGGCAACAGTTGACTTCCGTTGGTGAATAGGTCTATATAGGTACTGCCTCGTTCAAGATACCTTCCAACGAGTTCGCCAAGTTTACCAGCAGGCTGGATGAGTGGCTCGCCTCCTGTGAGACAGATACGTTCAGGTGTTTGAGGTATGTCACGTAGGATGTCATCCACTGAAGTAGGTCTCCAATGGTTACGCCATTTTGGATCAACCGCAAAAACTGTATCACATCCTTGGACGAGGTTGCCATCTGGAAGTTTACCGTAACCCCATCCGGGACACCTAAGGTTACATCCACCGAAACGGACGAAGGTGATAGGCCTTCCAACGTGAGGTCCCTCACCTTGTATACTGGAGTAGATTTCGACAACTTTAAGCTCCTTCATTTCTTCTGTCCTCTTGTCTTAACACCCCAACCCTTAGGTCGATATTCTGGAATAGTAACACAGCTCTGACGATGTGCTGTGCGTCCTTGTTCGTGATCTCGTACTTCTCTTTTGCATCTAGGACATGTGATCATCGTGACCACTTCGCTGTCGTCTTGGGTGTCTCAGACAGTGTTAGACTCTCAAGAATGTACCTTAGCGAAGGCAGTTCTTCTGCCTGAGCCTTGTTGAAGGCCTCTATGAGCCATGCACTAATCGCACATACCATGTTCTCTGCCGTTGTCAACATCCCAGGAAAGACTTCGTTCATGTCCTCATGATCAAGTTTGTCATCAACGATAGGCTTGACTATCTCGTTCAGATCGAAGTAGTTTAGTATCATTCCAGTCTTGGGATTTATTCGTCCGGATACCTCTACTGTTAGAGTGTATGTATGTCCATGTAGTTTGTTACACTTACCAAACATAGCTTGGTTCTCTTCTACAGTACACTCAGGTAGATCCAATCGATGTGCAGCATCAAATGAATAGGACTTGCTAATACTAATCATGTGTCTCACCTCCGAACTGATCTTTCATATACAAAGCACACATCTCGTTCACACACCTCCACACATTCTCATCGAGAATTCTAACCATTTCAGAGTAGCAGTATAGACAGAACGCTATCTCAGGTAGTTCCGTCTCTCTTTCGATCTCTGTAGGATGTATCTGTGCCACGTATCCTCTCTAGCGTCGGATGTAACGATCGCTCTGTTCTGCCTTGTGGAGTGAATCCGGACTCACTGAGTCCTAGTTCTACCTCTTCGCCCTTCAGAACCTTTACAAAGGCCTCCGCCCACCCCTGTGATGCCATCTGATGCTCCGCCGTGACAAGTTTGCCATCGACACTTATGGTAATGTTGGAGAGGATAGCTCCTGCATCAGCCAGGCGAGCAGCAGATCGGATCAAGGGATAGTAGGAGACTGTCTTGCCATCGGCAGCACCTCTAATGGTAGGTACCGAACAGCAGATGGCAGCAATGACAAGGTTAAGTCGCTTTGCTTCCTCTACATATGCAAGGACCTTTTCATGATCCCAGTACAGTTCTGTATCAGCCATGTTACCGGACACAACTGCCAGACCATTGAAGTCAGCAATCTCTGCTACATCGACATCGTCGATTGTACGCACGATGGTATTGGGTTGTCCAGTGACCTCATCAGCAATGTTAGTCATCGTTGAGATGACCTCAAAGTCGATGCCGGCCTCTTGTAGTATCCCTAGCGTTGTCCATAACTCATGACCGTTGTAGCGTTGTGCTACAACAATTAGTACCTTCACTTAGTAGTCTGTCCTTTCTCTTCAGCGAACCTCTTGGCAACCTCCTTAGGGTCAACAGGAACAGCTTCGGCCGTTGCGGAGTCACCATCCTGGTTCGCTTGCCAGTTCTCGATCTCCTTACCATTCTCATCGATGTCCAGGCGCATCATGTACATCTTGCCCTGACGGGAGAAGACCTTGATGGGCATGTCATGTGAGCTGATGTAGGCTGTGATGGAGGAGCGCAGTGCTGTCTGTGACTGCTGAACGCCTGTCAAATCAAGTTCAGCCAAGAAGTATCCAGTCTCCAAGAACCCCTTGATGATAGGATAGCTGACTCTTCCACGTCGCCCTTGCCTGATGTTCGGAATGTCTTCTGCACCTACTTGGTTGAACTTCATTTCGTTAGCTCCAGTCTATTGTGATTGCATATGAGACCGAATCGACTTGACCTAACTTTCGAAAGGCGTGAATGCGTCCAATACATGTCGGACAAGTTCCGCAGTGATACTCACCTCCGTTATAGCAGCTCCATGTAAGTCTGAGCGGTACTTCAAGCTCGATTCCACGTGCAACTACCTCAGCTTTTGTTCGCCACATATGCGGAGTAACAAGTCGTACAGCGTGGTAACTTCCGACATACATTGCGTTAGCCATCGCTCCGAGAAACTCAGGAGTGCAATCTGGATAGGCCCAATTGTGAGCGTCTTCTGCGTGCATTCCTGCCCAGACTTCTGAAGCATCGTTAACCAGTGCAATCGTAGTTGCCAACGAAAGAAAGTTAGCGTTGCGGAATGGTACATAAGTTGGTGAGACTCCAGACGATTCGTCGATATCCTGATAGCTTGCACGAGGCATCTCCAGTTCGTTCTCTTTGATCAGCACTGAACCTGAACCTCCAAAGATCAGGGGCAGATCTATAACGTGATGGTACGCTAACAGATAGTACCGGCGCAGTACCTCAGCAGCTTCAATCTCCTTCTCATGTTTTTGTCCGTATCGGAAGGTCACAGCACCAACGAGGTCAGAGTCCCAGTCGTTCCGCTCTAGGGCTTCTGCCAATGCTACCGTACTGTCAAGACCTCCACTCAGTACAACGATTGCACTCATGTCATCCTCCAACTTTCAGTCTCGCGTCTACAGGTGTAAAGAATTGTCCTCTACCTCGTTTCTCTATTTGAACTAGTCCTCGTTGTTCGAGTGTGTCAAAGATCAGTGTTGCATCCCTAGCTGACAGATGATGATTCTGCATCAGCTGTGAACGACTTACTCCGGGCTTTCGAAGGATACTTTGGTAGACACGTTCGAGTAGACGTTCTGCCACTGTCTTACCTATGTTGGCAATGAGCTCCAGAGAGTGATGTCCCCACTGCTCTATGTAATAGAACGCTCGTATGATATCGTCTTCCGTCACAGTGATGTCTGGTACCATCTCCCTGGCTGCTGCTAATAGTACTGCCATCTTGAGACCTGACTTTGCTAGCCTGTCAAACGTAGGTGTAAGTATGTCTCTCTGATCTGCATCCAATCCTTGAGCTACGAGGTCAGCCTCCATCTTGTTGTAGCGCAGCCAAGCTTCTGGTGTTAGTTCTACATCGTACCTAACCTGTGTCTGCGTTACACGTCCGTCGATCTTGAACTCCTGCATACGATTGTAGTAGTCGTATAGTTCCTTCAGACGGACCATCAACTTGTCTCTGTCACCAATACTCTTCTCCGTAGGAGGTCCAAGTGGACGTAGCTTTGTAATGTCACTTACAGCTGAGACAAAGACGAACCTCGGGATGAATCCACTAGCAACGTGTTCGTAACGTAGTAGCTCCATCACTCTGGTCTTGATACCTCCAGCCAAGATGACCAGTACTGGGTCTCTGACCTCGATGATCTCTCGCTTCAGTACTCTCTTCTGAAACTTCCCGTCATACAGTTTGGTCAGCGTCTCAGCCATCCCAGCCATGTAGTCCTTCTTGGACATCTGCTCCAGCAGACCGCTGAATTCGTCTCGTAGGAATATAGAAGGGCGTCCTGGTCTAGTTGACAAAGATTGAAACAAACCCTCGATCGATCCATCCGTAGCAAGTACTGCATCGGAATCGATCTCCAGGATGATATCCATTGTAATGTCCATCGCCGTTGTCTTCCTAGTCAACGTTGTGTCAGCTAGGATCATGAACCACAAGTTAGGTATGACAAGACCATAGGATGTAGGCAACCTTATAGGTCCGGATAACAACGAGGACAATATACAGAAGGCACCTACTTGATGATATTGCCACGCTGCATCGCCAAGTGTTCGCGCCCATGTTACATAGTCTTCCACAAAGCTAGGTGTTGCTTCAACGTGGGCACGCTCCGCCTCTGTGAGAAGAACGGCCATGGTCACGTCGTCCTCGGTTAAGCCAAGCAGCTCAGCCGTAAGACTTTTCGTGTGCGCTTCGGCCTTACAGACTTCCTTCCACAGGAGGCGCTCATCTCTACCGTCTCGTCTGTACTTATTACAAGCAGACTCACGCGCCACGACGAAGACTTCCTCGCGTGACAGACCTGACTCGAATAGGATCAGCTCAAGTTGCCAAAGAGCTTTTGACCAATCCTCATCGGGCTCCTCAAAGAACAATGTCCAGAACCTAGGATTGATCTCTCGTTTATGTTCGGAGAGAACCTCCTCCCGGTCTAGTTCTATCTTCTCTGGGAACGGCACCTCAAGGTACTCGAAACCTCTAGCTGGCTCGTATTGACTAAAGTCCGCAATGCGATACCGTTTGTTGTTTGCCTCCCAGATACCTACTGTGGGAGGGGGATCATATTTGTGGTTGAGTGTGTATGGGACTCTGAGGAGTTGTGTTAGATCCCATCCAGACTTGTCGGCTCCTGATGCTGCATGGTGGTACGCTATACGTCGACTGTAGTCTTCCGCCTCCTCAGGTGCAACAGGACGTTCAAGTACCCACAGGCCCTGAAAGCGTTCGTTGGATGTTTCAAGGACAACGGATGGCGGAACAAGTAGCTCTGTTGGGTTACAGGTGTCGAGGTCAGACCAAAGATTAGGACAAGATTGTACGGCATCCTTCGTACGACTCTTCTTGCCAAAGAGTTGAGAGCAGAAGTAAACGTCAAACTCTAGAAAGAACTGGTTGATGTGAGCAAGAGCTTCTGGCAGCTCGTCGGGGTAGGCAAAGAAGTTCTCGTACATCTGGTTCCTGCTCCTGTGGGCAATGGCCAGATAGCCTACCTCCTTGCCGAAGATGAGTTTGAAAAAGGTCTCTCTTCGTTTGTCTATTTCCGGTGAGATCATTAACGCGCCTTCTTACGAGGAGGGACCCCCTGGCGAGGGTAAGTAGGGCCGGTACCAGGGAGCCCCTCCAACCTTGATGTTACGGCATCAAGCTTCCCGATGGAGCTCCTGCATTGGCAGGCTTCACTCGCTTGACTTCGTTCTGATCGTCACCTTGGTATTCCTTGATGATGACAATGGCCGTAACATGAGCGCCGATCACATCGTCGATCTCGAAGTCGATCGACTCAGCGAGCTGTTCCTTGGTGTAGAGGCCGGTAGCGAACAACAGGCTCTTGATGTTGCCCATCGAACCAGGCTTCCAATCACCACACTTACACTCATCTCCGTGTCCAACAGAGGTGTTCGTCCACAGCTTCCGATTCTCGAACTCACCCTCTGTGAGGGTGAACTCCCAGTTGACGTAGAGCGAACCTGGATGCTTGGCTTGCTCGCCTGCCTCCCTCAGCTCTCCATCTGTGATCTGGGCCTGATACTTTCCTCGCGGGATGACATCAAAGTCACCACCGACATCTGTCAAATCAACCTTCATTTGCTTGCTCCTTGTTGAAGATGTGGTTGTATAGTTTTGTCATGTCTGGGGCTTCTAGTATAGTTGGTAGTGTATCTGATCTGTCCTTTGCTACTTGTCGATCTGTTCCTGTTGTGAGAAGGAGACGCATGACATTGTCATCGACTGCCTTGGTGTACAAGTAGCCAACGATGTCGACGAACCCGCCGACCTCCATTGCCAGCTTGCCACTCAGTGACGGCCGCGTAACGATGGTACCCGTCTTCGAGTCTTTCTCTGTGGCGGCGAGAGCCGTGATGATCGTATGCATCGGTAGATCCCTGAACGCCCTTACAAGCCTTCGGATCTGTTCGATGTTCTTACCCCAGTCTCGAATGGCTGGGACTTCTGAATCACGATCTGGGTTGTCCAGAACAACTGCCTCCATGATGGAGTACATTGAGAACTTCTGGATCTCGGTTAGAGAGTCCAGTACGATAGTTTTGTAATCGTACTTCCCATCGTACAGATCGTCATACAACCGCTGCATGTCGCCCCAAGTTTGAACTCGGATGACATCGACCTCAGGATACCGCTCGCGGATTGACAGTGTTCCACCCTCAACATCGATGAAGAGGACAGGACGTAGTTCAGGTACTGCATCAGCTGATCCAGCCAGAACTGTCTTACCAGCCCCCGGGTTACCATACCACAAGGCATTGATATACTTGGGTCTTTCCGCGACCGTAGCAATCTCAAGACCGCCTAGGGTTCTTGGTGTTAGTACTTCTTCTTTCGCCATACTTTTATTCCTTTTAGAGTCTGGGGAGACTATGGTAGCATCTCTTTTGAAACACCTAGTGTTATTGGTGCAGCCACCTCCTTATCTCGTCGGACAAATAGTTCATCGAGAATGAATTGGTAATCGTAACCATTCTGTTTCGCGATGCAAGGCTCTCTGAAACGACATCTGTTACAATTGAAGAAGGCCGGCGAAGGGTAGATGACCGGATCATTCAACATCTCTACTGACTCGAGATAGATGTTGCGTCCCACGTACTCCAGCGATGCTTCGTTCCTAAAGATAGGAATACGTCGGAAGAAAGGATTGCCCTTGGTATCGAGGTAGCCAAGGAACTCGGAGTACAACCTAGGGTCCTCACCATGCCGTTCTAATGTAGCAAGGAATAAGTTACGCGTCGTGCGTTGCTGTCTGTTGACAGAGAACCAACGACCCTCACGTTGTTTCTTCAGCTTCTTGGGTGGACTAGGGAAGGCCTTGAGTGCCTGAGTGTAAAGGATTCCAGCTACTTGTATCCCAAGTTGCGTCTGGATAGCCCAAGCATAGGAACTTACCTGGGAGTCAACCTCTAGGTACTCAATAGCGCCCATCTGTCCGGTCGTCTTATGCTCGAGGATCCAATACCGCCCCTGTGGGTCCTGAGCTAGTCCGTCGAGGCGTCCCTGATACATAACGGGACGACCATCGATGACATAGTCTTCACCATCCAGAGTGGTAATGGGAACTTCAAACTCGATCTCTACCTTGACAGGCGTGAAGTGATCATGCTCGACTGCCCATGTGAAGTAATGCTCGAGCATTCCTGTGAGCATGACAAGACGTTCTGCATAGTCTTCTTCTTGTTCCACGGAGAGACTCTCGACGCCCTCAAAAGCAAGGGCGCGTTGCACTTGCTTGTTGTGAACGTCGAGGAGTCTCTGCCGTGCTGCGCTGTAGACTGCCTCAGCAGTCACAGCATCACCCAGGAGATACCACGTCTCTGGGGTGTAGAGGACCTCCATGGCTGCATGCCAGGTGGTGCCATCTTCAAAAGGGGCGTACCGTGCTTCGGGTTCGAGGTTCTGTCTGATCTTAGAAGACCAGTCCCAAGCTAGACGGCACTCACGAAACGAGTTGCGGTCACTAGTACGAACGATATGCCTACTCACCCTTTGTTACTCCTTGTTATCTCTGTATTATATAGCAGGTTCTAGAAACACTTCAAGGGTTACCTACTTCGATCACCAACTAAGCGGGTCCGATGTAGAGGAGCCGGTCATGCCACCACAAAGGACTCAGATGTCGCTTGGGATGGCGGGGGCCGTACTCGGTGGAACCACCAAACTCGTTGGCGGTGAGGTGGGTGGAGATGAGAGCGTGGTCAGCACAGTCGGCGTCGTGGATGAGGACTCCGAGGCCGTCGAGCTGCTTGTGATAGTGAAAGGAACCTGGGTAGTCACCATGATCAATAGCGACGCAGACGTCGTCGATGAACCTAGTGGTGGGGATGTCGTTCATGTGATCACATCGTCACGGGAGAAGAATGTACGCTTCACGATGCGTCGGTTGATCTGATCGATGTCGTATGTGCGCCGGGCATTCTCCTCTAGGTTGTAACCAACGCCTCGCTGAGACCAGTTCACACGCTTGTGATCCCAGTGCTGTACAAAGTACTTCGTACCTTCAACTTTCATATTGTCACCTTATATAGAACGAGTACCACAGCGGCATCACGTTAGGCGTTCCATCTCGTACTGTTGTAAGTCAGTCCACAACCGCGCGTGACACCGGGGACACGACCAACCTCGCCAAGCGAGATCACGAACTGGGTCCAAATGGCGTCGACATGGTATCCGCTCCAATCGTGGGGCTAGGGCTCCTTCTTTCAAAACTCCAGCTCCTCCCATGGTGTCAACGTACGGCGATAGAATAATACCTGATCGCCAAAGTGCTTCTGCAGCTGTCTAGCTACTGTTACTGCCTTGGTGTAGTCCGTATAGATCTTTTCCTGACTCGGTATTACTACCTTGTACTCTGTCTGTGTACCTATCTTACCCATCGACGCCTCCGATCTCTTCCCAATCCACCCACATCGTTGTCGGCGGTCGGAACGTACCGTGCTGCACATAGACGAGCAGGCATGGAAACGGTACGTTCACACTCCATTCAGCGTGGAACCGGAACTCGGGTTCGCCCTGGTAGAAGGAACCGAAGAACGCGTCCACTGTCTCGTGGGCAATCTTCCTGGCCTCATCTCGGGCGAGCGTGTCACCGTCAGGGGCCTGTGGTTCTCGCCCTGGTTCATGGGGTGTGTCACTCATCGTCGCCTCCTTGGTCGCCCCTGAAACCACATTGCGGTCGTCGCTAGGACGCCCGACAGGACGATGGCCTTGTACCAAAACTCGGGGTAGTCGCCACCGAACGCTGCTTTGACGGTGTCTGCGTTTGCGTTCCATTCTTCCTCGGACTCGCTGCTTTTCATGAGTGCCACAACTGCGTGCTCATCCATCGTCGCCGCCTTCGGCCTCAGCATGAGCTTGCTGCTCATCCTCCATGCCGGCTTGGTAGCCCTTGCTGAACTCCCTTCGGAGCATGAACTGGAGCGAGTCCTTGGCAGCCTTGTACCCTTCGGCCCAGCCTCGTCGGTACTCGTGCGTGTCACTCATCGTCGCCTCCTTCTGTTACAGGACGCCAAGAGAGACACCCCGAATGTTCACAGGTATGGCGACCCCCATGTCCCTTGCCTCGACCGCATTCATGCGTGAACCAGCCACCAGTGACATGCGGCCAGGTCTCGGGGCAGAATCCATGTGCCTCAACGATTTTCACATCCAGGCCCGCACGCTCACTCATCGTCGCCTCGTTTCCTGGTGGTAGGTGTAAACACCGGCTGTCAATCGCCGCGAACAACCTATCCCGAGCTGTCATCGTCGCCTCCGTTCCTGAACTCTCAACTTCACGCCCTCCACGAAGTACCAGAAGCGATACCGCCATCCTCGTTGATTGTCACGCATCGGCGCCTCCTTCGATCCTGGGGAGAGATACGTCAACCAAGGCCAGCCGCTTCCCGCCGGATGTCTCCAGCAGTGGATGCCCGCTGGGGCAACGAGGCAGACCCTTACTACCCCGTAGGTCGTCTTTCGTTCCGATCCACTCGCCGTTCACGCAGGACACCTCGATGAACTTGCCTCCGTAGTTGAGCAGCACGACGACGATCGACTGCTCCAGCGTCTCGTCCCAACGGGCTTGCCTCTGCTCTATGGCGTTGGCAATCTCGGCTGCTTCTTGAACGTGCAGTAGGTCACGCATCGTCGCCTCGCATTCGGTAGCGGGTCGGGTCCCCGTACTCCAGCCACGCTTCGTAACTCATGTCGTACTTGGGGAACATCGTCAACCAGATTTGTTTGAACCAGTTACCCATCGTCGCCTCCGACTAACGCTCGGTATACCGTTGCCCACTTCACAACCTCCTGAGCGTCCATTATCGCTATAACGTCAGGCGTGTATGGTGCCTCAGGGCCAAGGTTCGTATAGGAACGTCGTCCTTCAGCCCATTCCATCATCTGGAGTCGGGCGTATTCTTTTCCTCGTTCGTCACTCATGCGCCACCAGCTACTCTCCTGGCGTCAACTTCTTCCACCGTTGGCTCATCGTCGCCTCTTTCGGTAGCCAGAACCCATCGCTTCTCGTACCCTGCTGCCTCCATGCAGCAGTCGCAATGTTCCAGCGACATGGGGCTCGTTGGTTTCTGGGGGTAGCACCATTCTTTGTCCTGGTAGCACCAAGCTCGGCCAGTCCAGTTCTCACCCATCGTTGCCTCCGAGGGATTCCCCACACTCACGGAGCCACCGCCGGTAGTGAACCAGTTCTATGTTCAGTTGCCGGATTCGTGCAGGCCACCAGTGGTTGACCCGCCATCTGCGGAACCGAATGACCAGTTCACCGTCGCTGATCCCCTTGTAGCCAGTGATCCAGAATCGCCATTGTCGGTACAGTGCTTTCATTATTCGTCTCCTAGGATCTTCCTGATCCAATGTCTCTTGAGTTCCAAAGTCTGGTGCCTCCCACGGTCTATTGTATCGTGCGCCATGATGTCTATGACATGTACTGCGTCAGGTTGTCCAATGCGGTGGAGGCGATCTTCTGCTTGGGCGTTTCTTGCAGGTGACCAATCTCGATCAATGAACACCACAGTTGATGCAGCAGTGAGTGTAATTCCCTCTCCTCCTGCGGCGATTGTGCCGAGAAAGATAGGGCTCTCTCCACGCTGGAATCGATCGATCTCAGCCGCCCTATCACCGTGTGCAACATCGCCTGTAATCTTTGCAAATCTGATCTTATGTTTTCGTAGTCTTGCCGCCGCAAGCTCGATGAATCCTTTGAACTGACTGAAGACGACAATTTGTTCTCCTTCATTGTCCTCGATGATCTGCATCAGGGCGTCCAGCTTTGAGGAAGGCTCTATGAGCTTCACAGTAGTACTTGTCTCCTCCGAGTGTTCGTCTGAAATATAGGTTATCGAGGCATAGGCCACAGATAGCTGTTGCAACCTCACCAACTGGGCGATCACAACAGGCGCAACGAGTGGCTGGGTATCGTCCTGGCTCTCCAACCATGCGATCATATCCTTTCTCATCTGATTGTAGGCCGTGCGCTGCTTAGGCAACAAGTCGACCCAGATCTTGGAGTAATACTTTGGAGGTAGATCCGGCTGTACTCCGCCGGGATGATGAGGACAGCACTGCTCCAACTTCAGGTGACGTCTATAGAACGGACGTATCTCATCTAGGAGCTGCTGCTCGTTCTTGGTACCCAGAAACTTCCTGTACCCATGTGGGTAGGATATCTCATAGCTACAGTACGTTTCGTAGAACCTCCAGAAGGATTTGAACATCTGGGGGTACAGCCAGTTCAAGATCGACCAGAGGTCGTATGGCTTATTGGTAGCAGGCGTACCCGTCAGCGCGGTGCGTCTGTGGGTACGAAACTTCTTGAGCGCCCGTGTCTGCTGGGCCTTCCTGTTCTTAGCCCTGTGGGCCTCATCGGCAATGACGTGACCAAACATGATGCGAGCTATCTCAGGCTGGATTAGACGTAGGGATTCCCAGTGACAGATGTAGACGTCAGCGGTACCATCCTTGATAGCCTTGACGAAGGCTGATCTGTTCTTAGTCTCGATCATCTGGACCTTCAGGTGAGGTGCGAAGGTCTCGTAGTGGTACACCCAGGTAGATTCCAACGTGGTCAAAGGTGCAATTACCAAAGTCGGCACTTGTCCGAATCCTCCCACAGAGCGCTCGAGTCTGTGTCGAAGGTCTAACTCGATGGCAGCGACGGTCTTACCAGTCCCCATCTCCCAGGCAAGGAGTACAGACTTGCGGTCCTCAAGCACGTCTACATCCTCCGCTTGGAAGGGATAGAGCTTGATGTCCGTACGCTTACTTTTGATCAACATCTTCCAGCCTTTGAAGTTCGATCAGCATCATGTCTAGCTCTTGCTCTGCCGCAAGCGTAGCCATCGGTGCCCGATCGTGCTCCTGATTGTAGTATATGTACCTCGATATGTCACTGATCTTTTCCTCGAGGTCCACAATGGGTGTGTCGACGAAGTTATGTTTCCGTATCATCGAATGTCTCCCTGATACGCTTGCGGGTTGCATCACTGATCTTAGGCAGCTCAGGCCACTTCTTCGGAGCATGTGGGTCTCGTGTAACAACGTCACCGAACTCATCTGCTGTGACAACCCACGTTGTGTCGTACCACGAACAGAGATTGCGTGTGCATCGGAAGACGTAACCTGTCAGTCGAGGGTCTGTCGTAGGAGCCTCTTTGACAAGCTCTCCAATCGTATTGCACTTAGGGCACTTACGTGCCATCGACAGTTTGGTTCGCTCAGTGTGTGCCATTAGATCCCTGCCTTGTTTAGACGCTCGTTAAGAGACCTGATCTGTTGTTCGATCGACTCACGCCAACCAGCAGGTCGGGTTGTCGACTTGGTCTTGGCCTCGTTGAATTGTTCCAGCGTAGGCTCTTGCATCAGAAGCCACACAGATGGTGACGTCGAGCCTCCACGTTTGAGCTGACGTATACAGTCCATGGCCTTGAGACGTCCGGTGATCTTGGTGTAGTATGGGTTGCTGAAGTGTAGGTCTCGGGTGATCAATTTGGTCAGGAACCCTGTATAGACCAGCCCAGTTTGGTCTTCTGCGATCTCTGTCATGAGAGCATGTTCGGTCATCTCTACGTACACTTGAAGGCATTGATCAAAGAGTGCCGGCGTTGGCTCTTTAGAATTTACGTCCACGCTTGAGTCCTTTGTGTATCCTGTTCCTGATGTCCTCGGCTGCTTGTCTTCTGTCTAGGAGATCCACCATTACTTCGGTTGGAATCTCCTCCTCACCTATGTCTTGATACCCTTCGATCCAAATGTCTAAGGCATCAATCAGATAGGTTGCCTCCGCGGTAGTCAATTTGAGTCTCATAATTATATTATATAGTAGTCCCTAGAAACATCTCAAGTGGTTTCCTTTTTGCTCTCCGCCATAACTCTTACCCGCCGTTGCTGACTGATTGATCCGTACTCACCACAAAAGTGGCAAGGAGAGAACCAGGGCTCAGATCCCACCGGGAGGAGAAAGAGATCGGTAGCATCCACACATGAACCCGACGAACGCTTGTCTCCCATCTGGTGCCTCTCCCACTTAACCCAGAAGGTTGTTTTGCTCTCGCGCCAAGCAATCCGACCGTATGACCCTTTGAACCTAGTGTCAGTGACCCACGCACCGTGCATGTGATCAAAGTCAAGTACTAGCATCTTGGCGTACTACTTTCCGTCGTATAGCCCGACGTTCCTTTTCATTCTTTCCACCCCAGATCCCCTCTACAGTTTGTAAAGGGGCTCGTATTGAAAATTCCAGGCACTCTATGCGTACACTACAGTCAGCACAGATGGACTTCGCCATTCGTTCCAGATGGAATCTCTTCGCCTTTGGGAGGTCATAGGGTGGGAAGAAGAGATCAGGTGTCGTCCCAATACATTCGGCCTGTGCTCTCCAGGATTGTGACATCAGATCCTCCAGGTAAAAACAAAGCCACCCTGATCAGAGGGTGGCTTTGTTATGGGCGCCGAGAAGCTGTGGGAGATGTGGTACGGGGAGAATCACATCGCCTCCCGACGCCCAAGATCGGTCTACTCGGCAGCCGCCTCCGCAGCCTTCGCAGCGTCCTTCTCCACCTTCGCAGCGTCACGCGTAGCGAGGAATTCAAGACCAGCCGCTTGGTTGATCATGAGGTGGCCGTCGGTGTTCTTCTCGACAGCGGCCTCCGCGAACTTGGCATTGTTGTTGATGAGGCCGTACATGCTCTGCGGACGAACCTGTTGGGGTGTGCCCAGTGCGGCATAGTTCTCGACCGACAGTTCCACTCCGGCTCGCTGGCAGGAGTAGAGCTTCGCGAACAGGACCGGAGAGATCCAACCCTCAGGCTTGTCTGCTTTCTTCGACTTGGCAGGCGCCTCCTCTTCGGTCGCCTCTTCGCCTTCGGCAGCCGCAGCTGCTTCTGTCCTACGTGCCACTTGGGCACCTCCTTGAGACACGGGACGCCTCTTGTTGGTCGCCCCTAGCTTGTATATTTACAATTATAGTCGTGGTTCTAGACCCATATCAACCAATTTCTTTGGGTTTATTTCTCCTTCCCTCAGGGCGCTTCATTGTCGAATCCAAGCAGATAGAACCACTCGAGGTTCTCGAGGCGTTCCATTCGCTTGTCACGAACAGCGCCGGCTATAAACTCAGCCAGTACACTGAACGGTACAGACATCTCCCAGATTTCCTCGGTGATCAGCCCGGGATGTATCCTTTGTGAGATAATGACATCACCACTGTAGTCACCATTATAGTGAATGGAAATTCGTTTCTCATCAAAGTCACGTGTGTGCATCTTTCACCCCCTCTCGATCGTAGCCGTACTTGTTGAACCTATCCTGGAGGTGTAGCATCCATACGACGTAGTCGGCCTGATACACATAGAAGGGTCCTCCATTATAGTCGTTCAGACGATTGAACTCATCCTTGTTCAGTGGACTCTGATCCTGTGGATCGAAAGGCCACCACGGATGGTCCTGGTTGTAGGCGTTTACCATCACCTGAGAGGTGCGCTTCACCTTCCAGGCGAATTCGTCGAGGACCTGTTGGACATTCTCATACAGGTCCGTGGTCCCTTGGAGCAGTGCGATGATGTTCGTCTCACACTGGTCTTTGTCCTCTTGGATGTTATCGTAGAACTCTGCCGGATCGATATCGTTATCGTTAGTAGTCATCAGGGCCCCATACCTCTCCAGCGTCTTCAGGATGCCATCCCGGAGGAGGTACGTCTGAGTAGGCGTACTGCTCCATCGATCCCTCCCGCTGCTCTAGTCGCTTGGCCCAGTGGAAGTCACAACGTGGGAAGGACTTCATGTCTGGCCTCCCATCGTATCGTAACTCGACTGGTCCCTGGCACTCGTCGTTCTTGTTCAGACAACGTAGGTCCTGGATGTCAGTCATGTAGTGGTATCTCCTTCGAAGCCATACGCCTGCAGGTAGACGGTGTCTCCGTCGATGGAGCAGCGAACCTTGTGGCGCTTGTAGTAGCCTCGTCCGTGAGCCTGATCGCGGAAGCTCTTGGGATCAACTTTGAAGTCGACGCCACGCTCCAGCTTCCAGGTCTCACCATTGAACCATTCGTTCCAGGGATACTTGTTCTTTCTTCCCTGTGGATGATCCAGCCAGTCGAAGTCTTTTACTTGTTCAGCCATCGTCCTTCTCCTCTAGTAGTTTACTTGTGAACGTCACCATCAAATGTCCGACCCACCCGAAGGTGAGGAACATCTGAACCCATCCTAGTACCCAGATGAGACGGAGTGCGAACCTCCGCACACCTCTGTGGAATGAATGTCCCAGTGGCGGTCTTTCTTCCTCTCGTATCGTACCTTTGACAGTCATACTTCACCCCGAAGCTGCCGTTTGATACGCTTCATCTTTTCGGCCTCCTTTGCATCACGTTTGTCCAGCCACGCCTTAGCGTCATCTGTGTCGATGCAACGGGTACCAGAGTGCTGAGTACACCGAATGGCCGGAATGCGTCCCGCAGAGATGTAATTATGGATCATCTGCGGTTGCACACCAGCCATTCTGGCTAGCTCTACTGGACGTACGCAACGAGAGGCCTCGTTGCTATCTGACAATCAGGACCTCCTTCTCTACGACCTGACACTTCTGTACGCCGGCAGCTATCGAGTGTTCGAGAGTGTCGGCTCGCATCTGATGAATGATGCAGAACAGAACCTTCATGTCACCTCCTTAGATGATCATCTTCACGACGTCACCTTCGATGGAGTTGACGAACGCTTCGATTTTCGTACGCGTCCCGGCCCGTTGCCGTTCATGGTGCTCGACCCAAGCGCCCCACTTCTCTTCCTGCTCTTCCGCGTATTGTGCGGACTCTTCCCAGTCCACGATGCACATGATGCATCGGAGCTCTGGGAGTCCAGGGGAGCCATCGATCTCCATGTACACACATTCGTGCGGACGCTTGGCGTCACACGTTATCGTGAATGGCCTCATGATGTCCCTCCAGTTCCGGCATCTGCTCGTGGAGCTTCACGAACTCGGCAGCGATGTCTGCAAAGAGTTCGGAGCATTTCTCCTCGGTACCAATGGGGAAGTGTAGGTACGTAAGATTCGGTCGCGTGTCTAGTGCCACCGAAACGAAGTCTGCACCACCCCGAACCTTGGGCTCCGGAATCTCCTCAGTGAAAAACACATCCGTATGTGTTGATGCTGTTGCTTTCATTAGTTCACCTCCTCTCTAGGGTTCATAGACCCTCCAGACCACTGAAGCTCACGTGCACCCCTACAAGGGCTCCGCCTCTTGTCATCCAGTACACTCCAGCCAGGCACTGTAGTAGCTACCTGTTGTCGCCAACTTAATGCTGCGTCCTTCTATGTGTACCTCTTGACACTGGTACCGTTGTAGCGTCCCAGCGTGACCGTAGGCACGGTTTTTTACGTGTCTCCTCAGGTCTACGTCAGATGCCGCTAAGCACCGCCGAGTACCTTCAGTGGTCTGGAGAGCCTACGCTCTCCTTCGTCCTCCTTAGTTTGCGTCCACCAACGTACAGTCGTGATCCGGGACGTGTGGATGATAGTTCCTGTCAGCTGCCTGTGCCAACAGCTTCTGTTGGATCAGTCCGTACGTATCCCAGTACTTACTTTCCTTGGACTCATCCTGTTCGAACGTCAGCAGGTCACCGGCAGTCAAGCCTGTTGCCAACAACGTCATTCTCTCAACGTTGGCAGCTAGGTCTGCGTCCTCAACCAACATCTCTTGGACCATCTGAACGCTGTTGTCCATGAGCGTCTCCAGATGTTCCTGTGGAGTCTGAAGTGTTTCGGACTCATTTTCCTCTCTCAGGAGGACCAATTCATGGCTGAAGTCTGTACCGTCCCAGGTCTGCCTGAGTACTGATCTGATCTGTTCTTCGAGCAGATCACGCCGTAGCAAACCAAACTGCTCCTGTGGGTGCGTACCCTTCCAGGATACCCGCAGCCTGTACACCTTGGTGTGTGTGAACAGTACCTTCTTCTTTTCATCGGTCATAATGTCACCTCCTTCCGTGACCATAGACTCTCTAGGCCCCTGGAGACCAGTAGCTATACACGACGACATCTTGTGGGAGATGACGTCGATCTCCAGGGACCTAGGGAGCCTACGCTCCCGATCGTGTGCTTAGTTGCTCCTATGTGCTTGAACTCGGTTCACTACGAACGCCGTCACCAGGACCGCAATCAAAGCTAGGATCATGATGATCGCCAGCATGTTCGGCCCGCCACCGTCACCGTAGCCTGTCGGTACCCCCGTAGGTATCGGCACCACCTCCGTGGTGGTCGCAGTTGTCGCTGTAGGCTCCGGCGCTGCCGTCGTCGTCGACGAACCCGACGTCGACGTATCGTCAGTTGCTACTGTCGTCGTCGTGGTTGTTGGGCCGCACTCTTGGTTGCCCATCGTCTCACAATCCCAACAGTCTTCGTCCTCGTGACACACTGCCTCTGTGGTAGTGGTCGTCGGAGTAGCTGTGGTTGTCGTGGCTGCCACTGTGGTCGTGGTGGCCGCAACAGTTGTGGTTGTCGCGTGTGGAGGCTCCGGTCGATCGGGGCACGCCATCGTTACCCTGAAGTCCGCAGACGACACACCGTTCTCTCCTAGATGCAACCTCAGTTGTGTTTCAGGTGCCATCGGTGCTACACTTGACCGGCTGTTCTGTCCCGGCCCGTCTTCGATCGCCATCTGATGAACCATGTAGTCTCCCGTCCACAGGGAGACAACATTGTCATTCTCTGACGGATCCGGTCCTGATGCGTTGCCACTTGTTGTCGTGAGCTCACACATAAGTCCCGCAGCGCCAGAGGTGTCTGCTGACCAGACTGTGTCCTTGTGCCAGACTCCAGCTGGCACGTCAATGATGGTGATTGTATCCATTGTATTCACCTCCTAACTGCATACTAGTCAACACCATGTGGCCACGTACCCGATGGTACGTAGCCTGAGCTGGTGACTAGTTCTCCTCCTCCAGGAGCTCGAATCGTCCGTCGGTCTCGTCACCTTCGAACGCTAGCTTGATACCGAAGACGTCATTTGTGACACCTTTGAGGTCACCTGCCTGAATCTTATACACAGCGTCCATCAGGTGGAGCAGTGTGTAACCTTCGTCAGTGTCCTCGAGGTCGACGTCATACGATAGGGTCACCTTGAACTTTCTGGTCTTCATGTCTCACCTCCTTTCCTAGAGTCATCAGAATGTTCATATGCCCCCCGAAGGCTTCTTCGAGTTCAGAAAGGAGGATTTCACCTCCGGGGGACATATGAACACTCTGCTGACTCTGTTAAGCACCTCCCTGCGGACGACTTGTCCGAGGACTACTCGGCGGGGACTTCGGCTTCTGCTTCCTTCGCAGCTGCCTTCTCTTCACGAGCCGCCTGCCGGGCGATGAAGTCGTTGATGAACGTGTTGGCGTCCTCAGCGGACACGACCTGGTGGCCGGTTTCGCTTTTGGACGTCGGGATGCGTGCCTCGCCTGACTCGTTGGGACGAGTGTACGAGTACAGCATCTGAGGCCGCACCTCGCGCCCGAGGGCCTCTGAGAGGACCTTGGCGAGCCGGTACGGGGACAACGATGCTTGGACGAACGTTTTCTGGGTCATGGTATCTCCTTGAGTCGGTATGAAACAAGGGAGGTACTTAACACAGTCAACAGAATGTGTGCCTATGAGGTTTTCAATGAGCCTGAAGATCGAGTGTCCGCACTCAGTGTGTTCACTCTATCTTATAATTGTATTATATAGCAGTTCCTAGGTGAAGTCTAGGGACAATCTTTGATTTCCCAGGTGAAACTTCAACGCACCGACGCACCCGGACCCACCCCGCCCATGTGACTTTTTGCTCACAGAAAGCTGAGTGAAAGGCGGCCGGATTCGTATGCTCCTACGTATCGAAATGTTGCTCCTCTCGTCACACTCAATATACTGCGCCGACATCAAGTACCTCACCTGATGTCCGCACACTAGATTGTGCGCCGAACTACACGTTTGTTTCGAATGTACTCCTAATGAAGTGTCCGTCCTCTGTTTCGATCACACGGGTCCATGACACCTTCATGTCGGTAACGAAATCGTCCAGTGTGTTGAGTACACACTGAATCAACTCGTCAGGATCCGAACCATCGAGGTCATGAATATAACCCATTAGTACGCTACTGATTCCGTGAGAAACAGCTTCATGAACTGAACTCTGTTCTTTGTGAGTGTTCACTTTGTCACCTCCTTCCGCTATGATCGTTGATGGTGCCTTCCTTAGTTGTACTGTTCCTTGAATCCTTTCAGAATCAACTCGATCTCCGCACGGCTGTACTCTTCGTGTCCGAACCCATCGAAGTGTTCGATGCGAACCGTGTCCGAGTCCCTGTAGTCCAGAAGACTCAGAAAAGCTTCCTTAGCGACAGGACTCATGTCCTCACTGAGGTCCCACGGGTGCGAGGTACCGTTACGACAGTACTCACATTCGGGTCCTTTTGTATCTTTGTTCATTTTGTCACCTCCTCCTATAGTACTCGTTGAGTTCCGGTTCCTTACTTCGAGTACTACGTGGAGTACGCGGTACGTTGTTTCAGGTACTGTTCCTGACTTCTGTTGTTCAGATCCGGCAACTGTAGGTTCCGGAGATCTGTTACGCAAGAACCATGTACCTGTCCGTAGTATGTTGCGAACCGTGTACGTACGCGAAATACGTAATGAATGTGCTTCCGTGAGGGTGAATAGTCCGGTCCGAACTTCTTACTACAGTACGCACATCTCTCTGTAGTACCATGAACTCTTCGAGCTCCTGAATTCTGTTTCATGACTCACCTCCTTTCTGATGTATCGTAGATGGTGCCTGACTACTTCTCCTCCATGTCGAACAGGATCTTATCGAAATCGTCTCCGTACGTGATGTACAGAAGGAAGTCGCAGATTACTGCTCCGGCGACGTCTCCGTACGCTTCGTCTTCGTCAATCTGATCACTAATGAAACTACTCATCAGTTCTGACAGACGACGATTCGTCCTGGTACGCTTCACACTCAACGGACTGTTGTCCGGATTACGACTGTGTTCCTTGACGACAAGAAGATCGAATTGTTCTTTCGAAGTCTTTGTGTTCATGACTCACCTCCTTTCTGTGTGCACATATTTCTCTGTGCATTTTTATATATTTATATAATATAATATAATCGAAGGGAAATCTAGTGACAAAATATATTTCCTTTAGTAAGTGAACTGTGTCATTGTGAACACAAGTATGACACGACGGCACGGTGTCTATAGTAACACTCTATATGGTCACGTCCTTTGGTAATGGTCCTAGCTGAATGATCCGTGTGGTCCGTGGTCCGATGGGGCTTTTGGTCCTCGATGACTATATTGCTATAGGACATATTGCTTTAGGAGGTGAAATTGAAGACTCCGGCAGGCTTACTATAGGACAATTCATATAGTAAGCGTGAGAGACGTCATGGTCCATACGGTGTGTCTCGGCTCCGGTTCCAAATGAACTTACTACTATTAGATACTTTATGATATTATATATTATATTATAAAGAACGGACATACCCTCTTGCTTATAAAGTACCTCAATTGAGAGCGCGCCGTCATGTAATACCAGTAACACAATTAGTACCCGTGAATTCGACGACCTCCTGTGGGAAAATTAACGCACGGACGCGCGCAGTCCGGACGGACCCCGGGGGTACTGATTTCTTTACCGACCAGACGGACAGATATCCCCCTGAGGGACGCGGTCCTCTCGTATCGAAAGTAAGTGCCAACGAACCTCCGTGATGAATGTCCTTTCGGAACATCTTCCCTCCTGACGGAAGTGAGATTT